GCCAACCTAATCAACAGCCCTACCAGCGTTGTTGAGGCAAAAAACACAATCCCGATCCTTGGCCATATCAAGCTGACTGCAAACGCGGACAACACTGTATCGGCAATGGCAACTGACCTTGACATCGAGGCGGTGACTATCGCGGATATTGATGTGGAAGCACCCGGCGAATTGACCGTGCCAGCAAAGCCGTTTGAGGCTATCGTCAAACGGATACCAAAGTCAGCTATGGTGGCGTTGGAATATGACGGATCTGTTCTCAGCATTAAGGCGGGGCGGTCCAAGTTCAACCTGCAAACACTTCCTGCTGATGACTTCCCGAAGCTTGGTAATGATGAGTACACCCACACGGCACAGATCGACGCGGCGGACTTCCTGCACCTGCTGAACAAAACCAAGTTTGCAATGTCTACTGAGGAAACACGCTACTATCTGAACGGCGTCTATATGCACAATGATGAGGTTGGCGACCTTATCGCTGTTGCAACGGATGGTGCGCGTATTGCAAAGATGACCTACGCTGGCGACGTCACTGTGGCAGGAGTTATCATCCCGCGCAAAACCGTTGACCGCTTGGCTAAGATGCTGGACCACGTTAATGGCGATGTTAAGCTTGAAACAAGTGAAACAAAGCTGCGCGTAACTGGAGATGGATTCTCTATCACTTCCAAGGTGGTTGACGGTACGTTCCCGGATTACGCGCGTGTCTTTCCGTCATCCATTAAAGCCACAATGAAGGTTGACGCTAAGGAGTTCAGCGCGGCGTCTGGTAGCGTTGCGGCTGTTGCTGATGCACGTTCAAAGGCTGTGCGTCTGTCTGTGTCTGGTGATGAATGTTCGCTTAGTGGTCGCGGTGACGTTGGTGAGGCTGTAAGCGCAGTGTCTGTTGAGTACGATGGTGAGCCTTTGGAGATTGGGTTTAACTCGGCGTTCACTGCGGACTTTATGGCACAGGCTGAGGGCGGCATGGTTAGCTTGGGTTTGAGTGGCCCTATGGATGTGGCGTTGGTGCGGTTTGATGAATGCCCGGAGTTTGTGGGCGCATTGATGCCGTGCAGGATGTGAACATCGGCAATCAACATCGGCAAAAGTGAGGGCTGTTATGGCCCTCATTTTTTTTGTTGACGGGGTGGATTGGGGTGTGTAGTGTTGGGGTAGGAAAAGGAGATATGGATATGGCATATAACACAAATCACCTCGCAGCCCTCATGGCACGCCTTTCCAATGAAACCGCTCGGCACGGCGACAACCCGAACATGCAAGTATATCTTGAAGGTATTCGGCGTGAAATTAAATCTGAGGAGGAATTCCTTGCAAAGCATGGCGTTACAACTTACGCAAGCGACGATGATGACAGTATGACAATTGATGACATTCTTGCTGAATTGGAGGATTAATTGTGAAAAGGTATCAAATTTTTGCAAATGCGGTAGATGGTACACCAATTTATTATGGGTCTAGGAATAATCTTAATGACGTACCAAATAGAGACAATCTGATTGTGATAGACCTTGATACATTTGGTATCTATGAGGCGGAGAATGGCAAATGGATTTGCATTGACACTATGGAATAAAACCACCCCCGTCCTAACAAGCGGGGGTTTCCTCATTCCGGCGCAACCATTCACGACCTGCGTCTGTGAGATAAGCCGTGCCCATTGACCAACCTACAAGCCCTTCACCGATCAGGATGCAATATTGCGAATACCATCGTTTATGCCAAGCGTTAGGGGATTTTGCTAGGCATAGCAGGCGGCGGCGTCGGGCGTTATCCACGCGATGCCGCCTCCCCAGCTAACGCTGCATATGCTGCCCCATCAATGAAGCTATCAGCCCGATACGCGCCTTGATTGGAACGCACCATCTTGAGAACCTCCATAAACTGCCATCCCTGTTGCTCTGTCATGTGTACGCCAGTGATAGCCTCAAACGCCTTCACTGTTGCACCCATGGACCGCTCCCCTTGCGGCTTATCATAGGTTTTAGCCCTGTCAGACATTTCACCCGCAGCGGCTTCTAGGATACCCTGTGCGCTGTCAATGCCCAAAGCCTCTTCGATCTCTTCTCGATCATACCCGCAGCAGTCTTGCTTTGGTCTGGGCTGCGGCTGCCTATGCCACGGGACATAGTCACTCATCTTCCAACACCTCCTTAATCACCTCTGCCAGTTCTTCCAATTCTTCTGGCCCAATCATCACGTCACCCGCGTCTGTGTGTAGGATTAGGTATCCATCATCCACGCTATACGATACGTCTCCAAATTCACCGCGCATATTTAACACCTCCTTACAGGGTCATAAACCATCAATACATCCACGGCAAGATTTATGCAATTGATCCGTGCCTGTCTGTAAATCCATTTTCTTGATCGAATTGCTTTCTGGAAATCATTGCCGCAGTATGGCAATTAAACACACCAAGATGAATTTTGTTATTGTCAACTTGTGCCGAAGCTTTCCACTTAGCGCCGTGTCGATTTACGCCCGTGGCGATCCACGGCTCACCTCTTGGGTATTTTGCGGCGTTCTTTGAGTTCTGAAACTGCGTTGTCTCTCTCAGGTTTTCAATTCTGTTATCTAACTTATTTCCATTGATGTGATCTACCCCTACAGACGGCCAAGTACCGTAATGCATTGCCCATATGACCCTGTGAGCCATAAACTTATCTCGGCCCTTTCTTACCTGAATGTATCCGCGCTTTGACACGCATCCGGCGGGCTTGAACAAGTATGCCTTACTCCTACGCCTTCCAGATGTAGACTGCCCCCAATGCAATACGTCATCATTTATGTATGTATTTGCTTTAAACCAATCCAGAACCTCTTCGGTTTCCTTTTCATGGTTATCAAACGTAGCGCCGGATTTCTTGCTCATCAAAACCACTCCGTAAGCCTATCTTTCTGACCCTCGTGAGGGCAGTGCAGGAAAGCCTCAACCGCTTGTCTGTTGACATACCCGTTCCTGTCGTGCCACCCATCAGGCGCGCTAGGTGATCTAACATACTCAGCTTGCATCCCTTGCCCCTCTACGTGAGTTGCGCCCATGCTGATCTGCGTAAAAGCGGTGTGGTCTTTTTCCGACTGGAACACGTCAATACCTCTCCGCTTTCTAATCTTGTGGTGAAAGTGATGCAAGTAGGCATACAGCAGATCACACTTGCCAACAAGTTCTTTGCCTTGCTTCAAGAATAGGCTAGTTAGGCTCTCTTCTTTGGCTCCGTCCCCATGGGTCAGCATAAGGCCGTTGCGGCCATAGCCGTAAAATTTCAAGTGTCGCTCTGACATATTATACTCAGACGCTCGAACTCCCTCATTGTTGCCAACTGCCGCCGCAATTGTTTGAGACAACCCCCATCCAGACCGCCAATCATGGTTAGACATACAGTGCAACAAATCCACATCTGCCACAGCGGCGCATTCGCTGATAGCGTCAATGGACGCATACTGAGCCGCCTTCCATGCCGTGAAGTAACTTCCATCTGTGTCTTGTTTGGTTCCAGAAGTGGTGGCCTTGCCATCATCTGTGTGCAGAATGTCATTGCCCATCACAAACAAGATGCGCCCTACATTATCTGCCCGTCGTAGCAACTCGCGGGTCCCCTCAATCACCCGATGCCTAGCCACTTCTATGGTGTATTTATGCCCGGTCTCAGATGGCGTGCACAACTTGCCAAAGTGAACATCGGCCAGATCTAAAACCATTAGCTTGTCACCTACTGCACCGGTATTTACGCGGGGTGCAAACAGGATTCTATCTAGTGGCTCGTAATCATCAAGCGCCCCCATCAATTCCGAAACGACATCCTCATCCTTTTTCTCTGGCCTAAGCATTACGCTATAACCGTCAGTCTTAACCCAAACTGTGCTAGGCTCCATGCCGCTGCCGACTGCGTCCATAGCACATTGAATGGCCGGATCACGCGACGCAGCCGCCAATCTGGACTTAACCTGCCGAACGCTCAACCCCATGCGCTCAGCGATCTGTGCACGGGTCATCCCCTCAGCTTTTAGCCGAGCCGCTTCAATCTGCTCTTGCTTAGTATCGGTCATAAAAAAACCTCCTAGTGTGATACTAAGAGGTTTAGCTTGTGTTTTGATGTGGTGCAAATCAGGCGGGGTCTCCATATGGGATCGTTTCAAATCCCTTGCCCTCTGCGATAATACAAGACACGCCATTAGGCGTTGTTGCGATCATCGTCCATGTGTTAGTCGCATGATTTGAGAAAATTTCAATCAGACCATTCTGAGCAACGCCGACGAATGTTCGACTTTCATCAAAACGCTGGTCTAGAATTTCGTACACATCTTTGGTGGATGCGCAGTTAGGACCTGTCTGAGCTAGTGCAGGTGTCGCAGCAATCATTGCAGCGATTACATACTTAAACATTTCTATCCCTCCTTTGGGAATGATACTCATAAGATTTGTGACAATGGCTAAATCCGAAAACACAAACCCATGCGCGCCAGAACCAATGCCTATGATATAGCCTCCAAGCCTTACTGCACCAGCTTTCGTTATCGCCGGTGATGTGGTAGCAAGTTAGTCGGCTGAGATCAGTAAGGCAGATAATAAACCGCATGTCAAGCCTTCTGATAAAGCGGCGTTGTCTTAAGGCGCTGAGAATGGCAGGAGGAGGGACCAAACCCAGAAAAGGGGGACACAACGCCGCCAAAACCCCATGCTGTGACGATATGGCAAAAAAAGACCCAGCGCAAGTTGCCGGGTTTAGTTACGCGTATCTGTTCTGATCTTTATACACCCACCAGAACGCAAACGAGGGGTGTTACTTGAGCGCGATGCAGACGGATGCGTTTAGCACGCTACAGACTTACACCGCTTTACCGCGCTCATGAGGTGCGTGCCGCTTGCAAGTCACATGTAACCAGTTCGTCGGTCAGTGACGACACACACCACAAAAGAGCGGTTATTGGAGCGGGGTCGGACATTGCAGACCGAACTTGGCAAACTTTACAGACTGGTGATCAAATCAATCCGTGCAGCCGCTGTGCTACTTACGCCCCGCTATTTCGGAGCGCCACCAAAGCAGCGCCCCATATTCTTACATACCTGCTGCGCGCAGGGAGTTATCAAGCACAGCGATAAACCACACTACTGCAAAGATACCCATGATCGTTCCTCCTATTTTGTTTCAGTGATGTTTAGATAGCATGGGCTGTGGCGGGTGTCAACATAGGAGTGTGAAAAAAGATTTGTTGACATTGGGTGGCGGGCGGTGTAGTGATTTGGGTAGGTTATAAAAGAGGAGACCTAGAATGACACGACAGCAACGCCGCCAAGAAGAGCGCCGCGCTAGCAAACCCGCACCAGCAGAAATTAATCGCACATCTTCGCGCCACAATAACCGCACAAAAGGAACGCCATACAGCCGCATGAAGCTTGTTAAGATTGATGAAGCCAAACACGGCAAACCAGCCGTGTTTCACGTCAAGTCGTACACTCGCAATACTGGAACGCAAGAGATCAAGGCGACACTTGAAAATATTGACTGGTTCTTCAAGAGCCTACCAATGAACATGAAGCTAGCAATGCTAGGCTAAACCCCAAAGGCCACCCCAACCCGGTGGCCTTACTTCTTCCAGCTAGTCAAAAAATAAAATCCAATCACAACCATCTGCACATAGTACAACTCAGCAGACAGCGGATCAGTGGTGCCTAATCCCAGAACCTTATCCCACAGCACTAGCTTGGCGTTGTATACCACAAACGGCAACGCCCACGCAGCCCGAACCACACTAGCCAATCCACCAACATGCATAGCCTCTACACGCGCCTCTGCGGTTGCTATGCGCTCATCTGCGGCTATCCGTTCAGCGTCGTTGGTGGCGTTTAGACGATCTCGATACGCGCCGCGCAATTCGCGTGCGATGCCAGACAATCCACCGCCAAGGAACCAATTAAGAACCCCGGATATCATCACGCCACCAACTAATGCCGTATGGGATAGCAAACGCAGTTACCAGCACTAGCGCCTCAGTAACGTCTGATTGCATGTACTCAGGCAGATACCCAGCAGCAACAAGCCAAGCCACCAATGGAGCGAATACATGCCGCAGCAGTCGGTTCAGTTCTTTCATCGTTTAAACATCCCCATGATAAGCTTCACCAGCCATCCAATCAGATCAAAACCGCGTTTCTTTGGTTCGCTAAAATCGGCCTTGGTCATTCTTATTGCCTCAGACCGAACACCATTAACCCGCGCAGTCCACCCGTTCTTGTAACGATACCACGTTTTTAGGCTCTGCATAAACGACAGGCGATATTCACACGCCGCAGTAATGACCTCCACGTCATCACATTCCAACGCCGCCTTGATCGTCTGCGGTCCAATACGCCCGTCCTGCTTAACACCCAAGGCGCGTTGCAGCCACTTAGCGCCACGCGACACACCGCTGTTTACAGCAGCGTCAAACGCCACCATATCTAGACCAGAAGGCAGATCATCACCGCTTACAGCGTCCCAGTAGTCGCGCCGATAAATATCCGCAGCTTGCTTCCACGTTAGCGCCTTGATATCCAAGTGTGGATACGACCGCTTGCTAATCCCGTATCTCGTCTCACCGCCCGGATCAAATGGATCATTCACGTATCCGCCTTCGCTAATCTTTGTGTGCGCTAGGCAATCTTCCCAATTCCATGCAGCCATTACTTTCGCTCCTCTACAATAGTTTCAACGCGCGTCAACCTATTCCCGTGGTCAATCTGGGTTTCTTTGATATCGTCCAGCCGCTCCAGTATTTTCTTGGTCGGATCTTCACGGCTAGGTGATTTCCATATCTGGTATAGCATAAAAACGGCGAACCCGACAGGAACCCCGTAAGTAGCCATTATCTTCTCAAGCAATAATTCAGTCACGCCTTAATGCCTCTAGGAGCATCCACAAGTTAAGAGGCAAGAAGAAAACGCTAGCATAAAGCCCTATCACAAATACCCCACCGCACATGGTAGCAGAATAAGACAGCACAAGAAACTGTGCAATGTGACTAGCTGACCCGAAAACAATCATCCAATTCCGAACTGGGCGCATAAGCCCCATCATGGTAATCGCGGATGTTGCCATATTCAGGAAAGCCCATCCAACAGCAGGAAACGAATACGCCAACCATCCCCACGTTTCCTCTCTAAATCCATCCCCATCCGTCATAGCGTCAATCCAGAACAGCACGCCGATGAAGAACAGCGAAAACTGCATGGCCATAAAGACAGGTCGGTGCCTGTCAATGCTATTGTGATAAACCCATTCGTGACTTACTTTCTCAGTAGCCATGTGACCCCCATCCATGCGCCACCCATCAACACCGCGACAACCGGCAACCACTCTGAGCCTGCCAGATACACACCAGCAGCCCAGAACACGCAGTCTTGATAATAGTCGTGTTTACGTGCCCCCATATACCGTAATTGCGCCACCTCCCACGCGACAAAAGCCAACGCAGCAATCACCCAGCCGAACGCAACGCATAGAGCCGCACCAAACACCACATGCCCCATCTGGTTAAGGCCAGCAGTGTACGGTGAATTGCGGAAATCGTCAGGAGCGAAAATCATATGATCTCACCGACACGCGCCCCAGTGGTATAAACGTCGTGCGTTGCCGTTGTAGCTGTCACCCTCACATGAGAAACGCTAGCACCGCCACCCGCTAACGTAGCAGTAATAGAGCCAGCCTTAGGATCCGTAGTGGAACCCTGCCATACGCCACGCATAACTCCGTCCGCTAGGTTGATATACGCCTTAAAGGTGCCGTTAAACACTCCAAACACGCCAATGCTAATGATGGTTGTTGCCGTAGCATATGTTACGCCATCATCCGACAGCGCAACCTGAATGTCGCAGGCTCCGCCCGATCCTACGCTGCCGACAACCCCTTCAAGGATTACACCATTGAAATCGCCAAGACCATCAATAACAGTAGGGTCAACAATAGACCCAGCACTATCAGCTTCAACGCTCACCTTCATTTTAGGAGCGGTGGCGTCAAGCTCATAGAACGCAACTAGGTTATTGTCCCAACGCTTGGCAAGATCGGAAGTTAACGGCGCGTCTGGTTCTGTCTGGCTGTCTACTGGGGTTACATATGTTGCCATTATTTCACCTCAAGAAAACACATACGGATCAGACCCATCAGATAGCTTGCCAGTTACATCATCAGCAAAGAACGCATATTTCGCCTTCTCAGCATCTGTTGCACTAGTGTAACAGGCGTGGAGTTAGGTGCAATTAACGCATACTTCTGATCAAACTGATACGTTTGAGCGGTAACTACCATTTCATGTTTTGGCTTGTCGTATTTGATTGACACAGCCTGCATTAGTTTGGTTTGGTTTTCGCCCGTTTCGTCTTGGTGAATACGAGAATTAACACGAATAACGTCCGTCAACTCCAAGTCAGGATCATACGTAACTCGGAACGTATAGAACGCAGGAGACCATCTAAACCGGTTCAACAGGCGTTTACCTACAATGCGGATCAGGCTTTCATTACCTGCGCCAAGCCAGCGCATGTAGATTTGCCTGATCTTGCTATCACCGAATTCATTATCGCTTCTAGCATCAACGTCTACCAATGCTCTGACACGGTTATAGCTATCACCATCAGTTACAGATTGCGTCGGTGACTTGATGTCGGTGTAGAAATAAATATCAGTCAGCCGCTTATCGTCACGATCATCAATATCAATGGATCTGATATTGGCGTGATCGCTAAACTCATACACAGTATCTCCGTCAGGCGGACGGTTAACCTTGAACCCGACTTCCTGCGCCTGCCTGTTCCACCAAACCGAAACGCCAAGCTGCACGATCTCGCTGATTAGCTTGTTGACCCCAGTAGGTTTTGTGATCTCTGCTGTAAGGTCAAGCGATCCTGCCCATCTGTCAGCCTCCGCAGTCCAGTCAGCAAACGGAATGAACGCGCTAGGCACATTGCCGTAATCGCGTATGATGTCGCGGATCACCTTTTCAATGCGACGGCGCTCAACATAGAACGTCTGCTGCACACTGTCACCGGCAGAGTGCGACGCAACTTCCGTGTTATTTAGGCCACGCGCAACAGGTGTGATTGTGTCGCCGGATCGCGTGAATGCCATTATTTCAGAGCCGATAATGATGCGACCGCTGGTTTCGTATTCCTCATTACCAATACCGGCAGGTGTCAAGTCAAAAGCGTCAAGACCGGTGCCGATGTTGGCAGCAAGCTCACCATTGTTCACGGCAGGGCAAACAGCGTTATCGTCATCTGCTACGCTCAGGATGTCCTTAGCCTCAAACGTGCATTGTTCTGACTGGATGTCGATTTCCATATCGGTCAAAACGTAATGCCGCGTGATAACCTCAGTTAAGACGCCGCCGTCATAATACGCCTCATTAACCCGGCAAGCACGGCCAGCGTAATACGGCCAGCGCGCCCGCAGCTTACCAAAGAACGTTCCTCTGTCTGCCGGGTCATATCCGACACCGCTAGACTGTGCCGCACCAGAAACGCGCTCTGAGGCGTATTTGTCTGTGTACTGATCGCCATATGGAAAGTCTTTACATGTGAAGGTAATGCGCTCTCGCTTGCCAAGCCCTTTGACGTCTGGATTGGTGCCAGCGATATTGACCTCGCCTACGCTCTCACTGACAGATTGCAGGCACGGAAAAACACCGGCCTCTTTCGGCAGCTTGGATTGTGGCATGTAGAACTTATAGGTTAGGCTTCCAAGATCATAGTTGACAACATCTTGGCAAGTCTTGAACGTGTTAAAGCATTTCCGCTCACCGGTAGTTCCGAGAACAGCAGTGCAAGGAGAACTGCCATACGTCAGCGTGCATTGATCTACGTCAATTTCAACCCAAACAATCGGCTCACGAGACATAATAATCAACCTGCATATTCATGGAGAACGAAACGCCCTTCATTTGATATTGCGGCCTTAGCTCACCACCACCATCAGGACGCCAGCAGTACGCCAATTCATCCGCATCGTATGAAGGCCGTAGCGCCATTCCAAAAGGCTTGCCGTCGTTATAGTGAGCCTCAAACATAGCCATGTCGTTGTTGACCCAATCAGCAGTTAGCCACGGGAAGCTAAAGCTAGTGTTGCCACCTTTTCGTCTGATCTTCTGGCCTAGAAATTGACCGCCGATAGAGTTGCCGCCCATAACCTCAGTTCGTTCACCATGACGGAATGATCCCATATCCTCCGTTCCGTATTCAAACGGAAGCTTATTTCCTAGCATGATGACGCCGATCTTAGGAGGGCCATTTCTAGTCTGCATCCTCCACGAGTTACCAGTCACACCGCTAAACAAGATCATGATAGGAGTGTTGTCTGTTGGTGTGTACCAATCAGACGCATCCTGCCATACAGACCCGCCGTCAGTACTGTATTGCACTTTAATGTCAGCGCCAACTGTGGCAATATCGTGTGCATCAACGAACAAGCAGTTTGCAAACGTCTGCGATGATAGGTCAACGCCAATGCTCCTAGTTGCAGCATCGGGCGCCTGCCAGTAGTCCCACGTAGTTCCTGTTACTGCATTCTCTTTGGGGAAACCTGATGCCTCAGTTCCTGTCAACGTTCCGTCCAGAAGAATATTGTCATACAGCACAACAGGAACGTCGGTATTTGCAGCGCCGCTTTCAATGTAGATCATGCGCGCGTGAACCCCTCAATAATTACGCCATCGTCAGATTGCTCCTGCAATTGGCGTGTAATGTCGTTAATCTCTTCAACAGTGAACCGGCTACGGCCCCCTTGCAGGCTGATGATGGCGCGTGTTTGCTGTGGTGCGGATGTCGGTGTTGAGGCCGTTACTCCTGCCGTTGCTGATGTGCCTGACGATCCTCCACCCAGCGACTTAATAGACGAAACAGTCCTAAGGCCAGCAGCAAGAACACCAGCGGCAGCAGGTATCTTAGCGAACCAAGGTAACGTCGGGTCGGCGATCACTTGGTTATACGCTCGGTACGCATTGATCAACGCCTCAATAGACGCAAACGTTTGCGCCGCCGCAATCATCTTGTCATTACCACCTTGCAAAGCAGAAGCCATGTCACCGAAGAATGTTTGCGCTTGATCGAGAGCAGAACCTTGGTATCCCTGATTGATACCGCGCAGCCTGTCAAGATACTCCTCCTCAAGCCGCAACTTGGCCTGATTATGGCCCTCAATACCAAGGATTTCCATAGCGCGACGGTTAGCAAGAATTTCCTGCTGTTGCGCGTACCATTCGTCAACCACTTCACGTTCTGTTCGCAAGCTTTCGCGCAGACGTTCAAGGTCTCGCGCAAACTCATCAACGCGAGAGCCACCACCACCGCGACCACCACGATCACGTTGACGTGGCGGGAGTAACGACGAAACAGGCATATTCGGGTTAAGCCCCGGAGCAAAGCTAGAATTGACAGCAACCTGACGCATGGTCTCTGCGAGTTCAGCCGATAAGATACCAAGCTCTGACATCTTAGCAATCGCCTGCTCCAACTCATCAGGTATCATTTCCGTACTGATGCCAAGCTCTTTCATAAGCTCGTTCAAGTCAACAAGCTCTTGATTTACTTGCTCAGTAGTTCCGGCGGCACCAAGTTGTGCAAACGCGTCCGACAGCAGAATTGCCTCGTCTGCGGTAATACCAAACTGTTCACCCATCTCGGCAGCTTCATTGGCTATCTGCTTTGTTAGATCTGCAATACGCGACCTTGAAAAAGCAGTATCTTGCTGATTTAGGTACTCAATCTCCTGCGCTACCAGCGCAGCTGACCGTGACAATCCGGAGAATTGATCCGTGGCGATCCTTGCCATGTCTCCGAATTCCCTGAGTTCGTTCTGTGCAATGGAAACACGGTACTGAGCTAGGTTTACAATAAGACCCCTAACGACCTCAGCTTGATGACCGAACTTTTCCGTTAGTTCGTCCATTGAATACTCAAGCATGTCGCTACTGTTATTAAGACCCTCCATAAGCCCGCCAAGGCTATCAAGCCTATCCTCAAACCTTTCAGCCTCAGAGACACCACCACTAAACGCATCAATCAAGCTAGGCAACGCAACACCAGCAACAGTACCGATAACAGTACCAACAACGCCAAACGCCAAACCAATATCAGCGGCCTGAACAGCAACAGCCTGACCCAATTGTCCAGTTGCCGTGAATTGCTGTCCGATCTGCGAAAGCTGCGGCACAAGCATACGCGCGTTAAATGTAACACCGCTAATAGCCTTACCCGCTGCACCAGCACCACCAGTTAGCCGTTTAGATCCAACCTCCGCCCGCTTAGCAGCCGCAGCCATATCGTCTAGGTTCTGCTCGGCAACCACCGCTCCAGAACTATCAATCTCATAACCTAGACGTGCAACAGCCATTACTTGCCTTCCATCTTGCGCTTATGTTCGCGCCGTGCATCATGGAACTTGATTGCATCAGGCATAGCCTTGCGAAATGCGCGATCCATCGCGTAGATTATACCCTCTTCGCGACGTGACAGCGAAACACCGGACCACTCAGACCACTCGCGTACAAGCGATGGCCTCACTACATCATCATGACTGCTTAAGAACCCACGTATCCCCCAGAAATACCCGACTAGGTATTTACCGTGTTCTGGCGGCTCTACGTGCTGTGCTGGCGCACCAGCTAAGCCAACAACTGATCGCCTAGTTTCACCATCCCATCCCGGCACATCCCAGAAAACATGGCTTTCAATGTGATCGGTTAGCCCTTCTTTGAGGGCTTGGTAAAACCCGAAATTTCGTCAATCCTTTTGACTACCTGCTGGCCCACATTAGGAATGCGCAGAAACTTGGATTTGTTTTCGTAATTACATTCAGGATCAGGCTCATCATCAGAGAACAGACCCTCACCATTGAAGTCCCAACGGCTAATACACGCAACGTACTTGTCATGCGCGCGATCCTGCCAAAGTTCACCGCGCTTACCCTCTGGCACATCGCTAGTCACGTTGTCGCCATCAACCTTGATATAACGCAGATTTACGTCAGTGGTTTTTGCATTGTACTGATTGTCAACCTCAACCGCAGCGTCACACTCCATATCCATGAGCCAAACTTTTAGACCGGAAGGCTCACCTTCCAAGTCCAAAAGCTCAAACTCAAATTCTTGATTGCGCCCATTGCGATAGAAACGATCTGCAATCGCCATGTTAAATTCCCCCTTAGATATTGATTAAACGTCAGTCGGCTTTACAACAATAGGAAGTTGATTGTACATGGTGTTGAACGTCTTATTAAAGAACGCCTCACCTTCGCCAAACTGATACTCTGGATAAGTGATATAACCGCGAGTGTAGACGATAGTATTCGTTACGCCGTTCGGGTTGTCATCAAGCTCAATCTTGACAGCAAAGCTGCTGCGGCTTGCAGATGCAGTATCGAACTCATCGTGACCAGTATCGTCAGGATCATACCCGAACATCACACTAGCGCCACCTACATCGACGTGGCCCTTCTGGTGTTGCGTTACACCGTGGCCCCAATAGTTTTGCGCGCTGTCACCGGTGGAGATTGCGATATTAGCGTGTTCGATTACCTTGCCAGCCTCTACAAAGGTCAGAGCTTCAAAGCCCGCTTGGTTCAGATCATCGTCCTGAGCAGTGGCGCAAATCGAAACCTTGCCGCCCTTGAAATTCGGTGTGTTTGCCATGTTGCACCCATGTTGTTAAAAGTTGTTGACATCATACCCTGAGTGACGTAGACGTTGCAAATCACGTATGGATGAAGGAGAGATTGGCGTGAAGAATCACCATGTAAGATATGAGATACGAAAAGGACGACACGCGCCATGCGAATTGTGGTCAATCGTTACTCGCAGCGATACGTGGTATGGCAAAGATCACGAGTTTAAGAATTTCGTGTGTGAAGGGACACATACGCATTGCAATAAGATCAAGGAAAGGCTTGAAGCATGACAGACCTTAACCTAGCAATCGCCCTGTGGCTTGGCGTGCTCGGCGGACTTATCGGCGGACTGGTAATTTGATTTGGCGTTGATATAGCGTTGTGGTGTATTAATTAACCCACAAAACCTTCCCAATCAACACGCAGCGGCAACCGATAATGCGAACCATCACGATAGCCCGCCTGTGACAAGGTGGGCTGTTGTGCTACACGCAACGTCACATCACCAAACTGCATCACGCTATCCTCTGCGAAATAGTCAGTGATCTTGCCTGCGTATTCAATTCTCTGCGTATATGTCCACTGTAACGGGACCATAACCATAATCATCAAAGAGCCGGTTCGCCAATTAGCGCCTTGCCAGTACACGCGCCGCGGATCGTATCGCAAATCGTCAAGGATGATGTATGGCGTTAGAGGATCAACGTCATCGAAAGTGTCGCCAGGATAAACAACATCAGAAGGGATATCAGGATAGTCGTTGAAATAATCCCGAACCGCAACCCAAATTTCTGCATCTCTACTCGCCATATTGTGCTTCCGCTTCTTTCACCAAGCTAGGCCACATGCTACCACCGCGCTCTACAAAGTAGTTACCGGCCTGATTGTAGTTTCTACCTAAGCTATCTTGACCGACGAATCCGTAATTTTGCCTTGGAGCATATGGAGCCTGAAATCCGATGTACACAGGTTTGCCGTACTCAATTCCATTGATAGTGAAAGAAATATCCTGTAGTGTGTATTCCCTATTCACGGCATCAACCTCAGGAAATGAAACCGTGTCCACCTTTGCAGACCTGCCTAGATTACCTGTGTCGTATGGCAAATTACCGCCAACGGATTTAGGCCGCGCAATCTCTTTGTGCAGGCTGTCAACAGCTGTGCGCAGTATCAAACTAGAGTTCTCCTTAGCCTCAGCGTTGAACTTCAATACCTGATTGCTAAATGATCCCATCACGCCTCATCCTTGCCCAATCCATCCGAACCAACAGGCTACAAGTACAATTCACGACGTGCTTAGCTGGTGCATTAGGATCATGCGGATACTGTAACAGCGTTCCGTCAGGCATACGAAATGGCGTATCAAGCCCACTCACTTCTGTTTCGTTTTCCGCTACGTGCTGAACCCTTGGACGCATACCGCCGCCACCATGACGCCATTCCTTTACCGCGTACTGAGGCGGATATCCCTTAGCCTCTATGCCCTGCCGGAACCCATCAAAGCGACCCTGCTCCACCGCTGCGGCTGTCTCTGTGCGGCTGATCGTGTCGCCTCTTAGCTTCAATAGCCGATCAGCATATCGACCAGTCCATTGCTGGATCTGCGCTTCGGTTGGCGTTTTTCCTTCGCGCATCATTTTCAGGATAGTACGATCAAAACGACGATCCCGCTTGGACATGCGCAGCACAGCTTGCAGATCACCGTTACGCAGGTATTCCCGCATATTGGAAACCCAACGCTCCTGCTGCCTACTAAGCCCCAACACGCCACCAGTGCGCCGCCCATTAGGCCCGATACGCCCCACAACGTCTAGCGCAATCTGCCTTGGTCCTTGCCCCTTAGCAAAACCCTCGCTAAGAGCAGTTCTAGCCGCTTGCCGTGTATCTTCTGTGATCTGAGTGATCTTGGTGCCAAGCCACTCATTCAGCGCCCTAACGGCCTCAGGATCGCCTACGTTCCACCGGACCACAGCGCGCGCCTCACCCGGCGGATCAAACTTGACAGCGGCAACCAATGCCGTGCCAGTTTCAGCAAACGCAGCCGCAAGCTGTTGCCTCAAGCTAGAAAACACCGCCTCATCGATATTCAATGCATCTAGGGCGGCGTCGATATTGCCCTGTTCCAGAGCATCAGTCACACGCCGCAGAGTCACTTGGTCGCGCAAGTCACGCACAGCGTCAGCAAATGCACGGGCCACTCTCGGCCCGTACTTGCGTTCGATTTCTGTTATGGTGCGGTCAATAGATGGCATAAACTACACCTTGAATACATTGAACCGGTTTAATGTAGAACTTGCGGTTATGTTGCGAGTTCCATCAGGTTGAGACACATACAATTCCCAATAATCAGTAGCAACCTCTTGCAAGAACGTGCCGCTCCAAAAGTGTCTAGTTGCTGACACCAAGGCCTCTTGTTGCATGTAAAGTGCTCCATTCTTGTACAGCATTAGAGTAGCGTTTGCAGCAGCATTAAACTCAATACTAATGTCAAAGCCATGCGGCCCAAGCTGCCCTGGCGTTGACCGATAATTCACTGTGTCATAATCATTTCCACGGTCAAAGTTCTCTGTGTCAAACTGTACTTTTGTAGCAGTAGATATTGGGATGTTCTGCGTGCCAGATGGGTACGCCGATGATGATGTCACACCGTGATCAGGCACATCCTTAAACGCGTTATATACATAATTTTTTCCTGAAGCACTATCCTGAACCGTTGCACCAGAAGCTGTTTCTACATGAACGATATTTCCATCTGAAGATTCGACAAATCCAACAGTATTGGAAGCAAAGGCCCCGTTTACGTTTAGGTGTACAACGTTATTGGCACTTGAATTTTTAAAGACAGCGCCATAGTCCGTATTAGTTCCGGCTTTGCCAGATACAAAAACCTCATTGAACTGCGCTATTTCACCTGTAGCCTGATCCTCAAATTTAACCATACCAACAGTAGAGGTTGATACGTTAGACGGATCTACATCATCTACAGTAAGGAATACCTTATTGTGTTCTACATTTCTGCGCCCAAGTGTTCCACCTGCGATAATAACACCTGATGTAATAGGCTGTTTTGACGATACCGTAATATTGTTAAAACTTGCCCCGTGGATCAACTTGAGTGAAGCATTACTGCCCTCGCCAGTGACGTTAAAAACGCAATGGTCAGCCTGAACATCAAGCGCCTCACCACAGTTTTTACTCGACACAGTGCCGAAATGGCCCACTCCGTTTGCAACGGTCATAGCGTCAGTTTGATTAATTCCACCAAGATTAGTAAGGGCTGCTCCTGTAATCTGGAGATTCTCGCAGCGCGCATGTGCCTCGATAGGCTCACTATCTACACCATTGACACTTGAATCATCAATGTCAATTCCAGTGATCTGGCTGTTTGCGGCATTGAGGCCAGCATAAGAAGTCGAATATCCGAGGTCATGTGCGTAAACTTCAACATACGACGAGCCAGACAAGGTATCTGCGCGGGCTACCTTCATGATGCCTACGCCGGTCACATCTCCCAATCGAATGTCCACGTTGGAACAGTTGCGAGCCAGAACAGCGTCCACAAACTGACCATCAGACAACCCAGATGTAATCTTTCCAACACGCAGCATTTGATTTGAGTTAGCGGTGAATGGGGAGACTACTTGACCCGACATATTAAAGCCGATAGCGCCTACGGCCTCACGACTATCAGTGATATCCGACGTGAACATACCGAGCTTTACCGTTGAATTACTTAGATCAAACTTAGCGCCACTGCCCATATTAACGACAGTGTTCAGCAGGTACGTCGCACCGGTAATGCCGTAAACAACTTCCCCTGTAGTCTCTGACCAATTAGCAGCCTCTGAAAAAGCAGATGACATATCAGTAGTGCCCGGCGTATCATTGCTTCCAAAATGGTCAAATGTCGTCCCGATAAAACGCTTAACACCAACAAGATCACTAATAGCAGTCGCCGTACTATCAATCTCGTACTGCACTCCACCTGCCGAAATAACCGCCCCATCAGGCAAGTTCATACCGGCAACCCAATCAGTCACAAACTCAGATCGCGTCTCCCAGCTAAGCCCCTCTTCCGGCATGACGTCGATATACCATGCGTTTGAGAACGTACCACCGTCAGCAGCTTGTACCCAATACCTACCGGGCCGCATCTGAACCTGAACAAACCCATCAAGGCCGCCAGTTACGGGATTAGAGATAGGAGACCCAGCAAGATCATAAAGATCAGCAATCGCACCAGCAGCCCATCCAAGCCTAACCGTGACAACAGGCGAGACAATAGCCGCGCCAGTATCATCGTCTTGAATTGTTGCCTGCCACGTAGTGAGCTTAGTCATTTAGTCTGTCCCCAGAATAGTATCCGGGGAACGGAAGAACCCCGCGAAAATAGTTTGGCCTTCTGATCCATTAGAAAGGCGGCATTCTTGATAAGCATAGTCGTGCGGTACCAAAGCAGTGTCAGCCTCAGTCAACGTAATCACGAAAGACGCGTTATCACCTCCAATAACAATACCAGAACCGAGCGACTTGCTCACAACCGGTGCAGTATTCACGTCAGACGCGAGCACATACTCAATTGCTGAAAAGCTAGAAATGTCCAGCGCATCGCCATTTTCGTCGGTTACGTTCACAATAATACGGCGGTAATCTCCACGCGGTACGCAGAACACCTTATTCGCAATACACGCGGTCTCGATAGCCACACACTCGCCTTTCCATTGGATTGTTATCTCATAGTCTACATCATAGACAAACGTAGCGCACACAGTCGGCTTTAGCGCACCAGTTCCGACAACAGGCCCACCTTGTGAAATAAGGATGCCCATTATTTGGCCGCCAGTTTAGCGCGAAGTTCCTTGATGATCGCAGCTTGCTTTGGGCACTTGACTGTCTTTGCCACCTCTTTAGTGACATACTCAACACGCGGCACTTCCTTGATAACAGGAACCTCAACACGCTTCACTTCAACAGGCCCCGGCACTTCCTTGATGACCTCCTTTACGATCACCTTTGGAGGCTGACTTTCAAGCTCAAGAACACGCGCCTTCAATTCAGCGCGCTCAAGTGTCAAAGCAGCAATGTCTTTTCTTAGTTGTGGATCACTCATCCTGCCCTCACAAAATATTTCACAGCAGACGCTTGACCAGCCGCTAGGATTTTCTTCACCTGAATGACGGTGTGGTTCGCGTCGTCAATCTTGATGATATCGCCAACCTGCGCAATAGGAGCGCCACCTCCTACCAATACGCCAAGGTCAGACGCGGTGACTGTTTCTGACGTCTCCCATTGGCGCACGCCTGTTACTACGGCGTTTACCGTTGTTTCCGTTTCGGTTAGCGTCGGTGGATCGAACTCGGTTGATCCTGGTGTTGACACGATAGTCACGAACTGCTGTTCATCACCGTATTTAGCGATCAGCCTGTCAGCGGTCGCAGCCATGCGTTCACGTAACGCCATTAGACTACAAACGCAGCAACGCTGCTCCCCCATTGCTTGCGAAGCAGCGGCGCAAGGATACCCTCAATCACACTGTAGCGTGGAGCGTTGTCAATTACAGCGCTTTCCGCCATGCTATCGTCGGACATTGGCGCATGATACGAAACAGAAATAGTATCTACCTTCTCTTGCGCGATAGCACCGGAGCCATTGTTAGACACCGATCCACTAGACAACGCGTTGTGGTCAGCGTCATACAGCAACGCCGCCTCATATGTAGCATTCTCGACCAGCACGGGAACGCCCGCCAGGACGTCCCTAGGCCACGCCTCACCGGAATATGGATCATCAGCATTACCAATCCACCTATCCCAGAATAGGGCGCTGTTAATGTACTGCGATGCAACGTAGCGCAACACATCAGGATCGCCAGTCACCGTGCGCCCTGTGCTAGTCGCGTATGCTGTCAGCCCTGCGTTTGTGCCGTATGCCATGGTAGCTCCTTGTTTGCGCTTAGGATAGCGTATTAGGTATTGACAGGCGAATAAGGGGCGGCTAGGGTGTTCGTGGATATAGAAGGAGAATGAGAATATGCGAGGCGCTTATGAAACACCTAGCAGCCCATGCCCTTACTGCGGAACAAACTGCGAGGCTGATTGGGTTGATGTCGGCGTCGGGATGGTTCAGGCTGGCCCATACCACTGCTTGAATTGTGGGGCCAGTGAGGCTGGACCTTACGACGACACATCAACTCGATGCGATTATGATCGTACATATGGATGGTATAAGCCCGGATCGCCAGCGGGCGATACGGCTAATGTAGATGAATATGGCAATATCATCACATGGAAAGAGGCTGACACTATTTACCGCGCCCAAAACGGCGTTTCACCGAGATACTGAGGCTTCTATCATGACCATAACCCTAACCTGCCTAGCCCTAGCAGCATGGCACGAAGCACGAGAACACTACACGCAGCCCGACGCAATGGCCGCTGTCGTCGCCGTTGTCATGAACCGTGCGGATGATCCGCGCTACCCTAATACGGCTTGCGGCGTTATCTCAGAGCCGGGGCAATTTCCATGGTACACAACAGCAGAGCCACCTAATCCCACAGCGGCACCCGATAAATGGGCATGGGATGTTGCGCAAGTGGTGGCGTTGAATGAAATGGCGGGAGTAGGGCTGGATATTCCGTCAACTCATTTTCACACGGTCGGAAAGCCGCAGTATTGGGTTGGTGGGTATCAGTTTGACGGGTGCATAGGCGGAAACTGCTATTTTACGAATGAGACGCCTTATCCGTAAATTGACCAAACATCTGTCAGCAGCTAACCTAAACCCACGTAACGGCAACAGCAGAGGACAAGATGACCAACCTTCAACTATGAAAGCGAGGTGATCCATATCTGCCAGAGACCTGCCGTTGCGCGGGTCTTTGTGCTTATTGGTCTACGCTAAGAGGCCCCTGATACCACGTTGCGATGCCAGCAACAGCAGCCGCGTTTACAGTGTCAACGTTGGTCAGCTTAAATAGGTACGTCGAGTTGGGCTCAAGGATGCGCTCAGCGCCAGCGCCTTGAGCAGACACAGCCACAGCCCTATTTCCTGCGCCCTGAGACCCGATTGACGTCTCAACAGCGCTAATTGGCGTTCCCTCATCGGTGACAGTCGCACCTCCTAGTAGAGTTACATCATTAGGAACAGGCTCTCCTGAGTGCATGTTGAACACGTCAATTTCAGTTCCTCCAGTATAAGTTGGGCCAGAAAAAAACTGAACAGAAATAACCTCGCTGTCGAATTGCAAGGCAATATCCTTGGAGATGATATGGCCATCACCAACAACAATCACGATATACTGATCGCCACTTGCGGCAAGAGAGGGATTGTAGAACGAAGCCTCGTATTGCGTTCCGAGCTTTGAGTTTAGCTCAGAAAATGACTGAGTTGTTATAGCCTTAAGACCGTCAATCGTTCGTGGATCATAGCCGCCGTGATCGAAAGACATTTAGCACCTCAAACAGATAGAAACACGACGCCAGACAAAGATACGCCAAGGGGTGAACCGACAGTAATCTCTACAGCGCCAGTTGACTTTACGGTGATGATGCCCAGAGACCCATTAGATACTGCGGGAAACGTACGATCCTTATTGGGCCTATACCCGGTAGGTAGAGTGAATGCGTTTGTCCCGGCAATGCCGCCCGTGACACTTCCAACAAGCTGTATAACTTCGCCATACTTAATAAACGATGCGGGGCCTATGTTGGCGTCACCACTATCGGACCAACTATTCTCAAAAGGAGGCTGAGATGCCGCGCCTACCTCGTTAGTCTCCGCAGTTGCCGACAGAGGCGCAGGTCCGTGGTCGAAGCCTATCATTACACGGACCCATAAATAGTAGTTTCACCTTTGGGCGAGATCATCCAAACGTCTACAGCATCCGCGTTCCATTTAAACATACCATCAAGCGGTAAGTGGTTAGCCTCATCAGATGCAGGTGCTGCGTCACCTACGTCAGTCACCACGACTTTGACTGATCCGACATAATTCTCAATGGCAGTAAAGATCGTGACGTTGCTGCCTACCTTGGTATATGCTGTATCGTCAATCGTGGTTGCGAATGTTCGGATTGCCATGATATGTCCTGTGAGTGTGGTTTGTCTTGGAGTATAGCATATTAGTGGTTGACAGGTGGAATTGGCGGGTGATATGGATTCTGTATGAAACAGAACGCACAACAAGCCCGCACCCTAGCCATGTCATTCTATCGGCAGGGTATGACCGCAACGTATGCCGCCCTGATGAAAGCGGCGGATAAGATGGAGGAAGTAAATGCAGACGTGTGACAAAAACATGCGGCCATTGCGTGTTGGCGATGTGCTAAAGGTGTATCACTTTACCGGAGCGCGGCGCAAGAAGCACTACATGTATAAACAGATTGTCGGCACTCGATGGTTAGGCGGCGCTAAGTTGCGTGATGGATCTACTGTGCCAATGGTGGAGTATTTTGACGTGTCGCATTTAAACATGGGGCGAGATGATGGATACACCATCGGAATGGATGAGGGCGTATTGCATGACTATGAGATTGTGCAAGGCCTTGACGTTTACCCGGATAATTGGGAAGATCGTGAAAAGGTTAAGATGGAGGAAGTGAAGTGAAGTATATAGCGATCAGCGTTGACAATCAATATCTAACGCCGCGCATCGACACGGCCATGATACAAAAACCATCATCTTGGTCGCCTGACATATATGAAGCAAAGCTTTTTAACTCAAAGCGCGCGGCGATAAGTTCTGCAAATCAATGCAAAGACAAAAGACCTTTTATTGTTTTTAAGGTTGATTATGTTGTGGGTGGCCCCGCATAAAAAAACGGGGCCATAACAGCCCCGTCTAGTCTCATATATCGCCCTAAACTTAGGTCAGAGTGCCACGGCGAAGCGTGTTAGGCTTCTGGCAGTAGTAAAGCGGATAAGCATGCACATGGTACTTGGCAAAGCGCGGAGTTGCCGCAAATGCGCTATCCAATTCTTGCACCGCATAAACGGACTGACCAGGAGTGTTGACATAAGGCATGAACTCATCAGCAGGTGCCATCGCCTTAACAAAGATACCATCGCCACCAACAATGAAGAACTTAGCTTCATTTACCGCAATGGCAATCTCCGAATTATCATCAGAACCACGGTAGTTGTGGAAGGTGATGCCGCCGAAAGTGAACTCGGAGAACGGGTCAACACCGCGCAGCTCAGCAGCCGCAGTCCAGTTGGTCCAGAACTTTTCAACATTCGGATGAGTAATCAGAGCGTCAAAGAAATCATCACCAACCAGAGCGTGAACCTGAGATTGACCAATGACCCATGCGCCCTTTGCAGATCGCATGATGGATCGGGTCAGATCACGGCAAATACCAGCCACATCAGTGGTATCAACGTCCAGCTCGAACGAGGTAGCGGTATCCTGAGTGACGTTGAACTCAGTGTAGTAGCTGTAGTAAGTCGAGCCATCAGCCGGATCAAGCGCAAGGCCCTGAATGGCAGCAAGACGCAGGTATTCTTCGGTGTATTCGACCTTCTGGCGCATCTTCGCGAGACGGTCAGCAACTTCACGCTGCACAGTCATCAGTTCGCTTTCGGTGCCGAACTCACGCAGTCCAGAAACCTCAGATGCCCAAACAGTATCCTGAATTGCAAGACGCGGAATGGTCAGCGACAGGGTATTGCGGTCATAACGCTGGTTCTGCTGCGGAGCCGATCCACGCTCAGAGAACCCAATCAGAGACAGGGTATCGTCTTTGCGGTCAATCATGACCGTCTTTTGTCGAACCGGCTTATCTTCAAACAGGTTCATAGAACCCAGCATTTGCGGGTTGTAGTCCATATTATCGACGGTGCTAGAAAGCTCCATCATGCTAAAGGCGTCTGCCTTAAATACGTCCATGGTTGCCATGGTTAATAGTCCTTCCTATTAATCGCGAACAATGATGCCAAGCGCCAGAAGCGTCGCATCAAGTTCAGCATTAGCGCCATCTGCGGTCAGCTTGTATCGCTTAACCTCTGCGTCACGCGTTACTACCGTGCGCTCTACGTCATCACCGGCGTCTACAGCTTCAAACAGAATGCCCGCAGCATCTTCGGAGCCATCAACAGCATCGCCGTCCCACGCGACAGTTACGCCACCGACAACAGCGTAAACTTGACCCGCCGGGATAGCAGCGCCAGCCCAATCGGTAGTGCTGTCAAACTGCGCAGTGGATCGCGAACGATAGCCATTAGCCTCAGATTGCAGGAACTCAGCGGTGCGATTGGCTTCAGTAAGAATAGCCATTATTTATCACCTTTCTTTTGCTTCTTAATGAAATCCCAGCTACCTTTCTGCTCGGACTTCTTTTTACCTTCTTTCATAGCCTCACGCGCGGCGTCATTGACCTTATCTGCCTTCATTACGCGGAAGATACCATTGATCTCAGCATCAGTAACATCGGCAGCCGCAGCTTCATCGCCGTGATATGCCTTGACAGCATCGCGCTTGATGTCAGCCAGTGCCTGCCCATTATCTTCGAACCCGTCGATAAACTCAGCGGCCTTGTCAGTCACAGCCTTGCGGGCCACGACAGCGGCGGCAATATCAGCATCGGACATTACTTTCTTGGCGGTCTCGGCGTTCTCAGCCTTCAGTTCGCCAATGGTGGTGTCACGGGATTCAACGGTAGCGGTAAGATCCGCCACGGCCTTATTTGCCGCATCAAGTGCAGCGGTAATCTTGTCAGCAACATCAGCCGGGACATTCACGGCCTCATCACCAACAACGATAGCTTTCATGTTCATTTCATGATCCCTAGTTGCAGTTGTCGGGGTCGCGCCCCATTGATCCGCATCGTCACCGATACGGGCTTCCGATCCGGCTCTACCTTTAGGCACAAGGGCTAAATGGTTAAAACGGATATTCTTCATCTCCAAGTCATAGTCAGCACCATCCGGTGCATCGACTAGCTCTGCCGTGTAACCCATGCTGATTTCGCTATGGGTTGATCCAGCAGCGTCAATTCCTTTCGCGTCCTTCACGATCAAAGGCACAGCAAGCCATTCACCGTCGCGCAGCACACCCTCACCAACCTCGCCAACAGCAAGGTCTTTCCAGTTGTCTGCGTCAACCATTTCAGAGGGATGGTTGATGGTCACTGGCGCATGGGTCAGACTTGCCATTGCGTCCTTTGCAAACACCTCTTGTTCAGGCCGATTAACCCGAACGATGTGACTGCCAACGATACCAAGCTCATACGCGCGGTAATCCTGTACGCCAGTTCGCGCAACCTTTGACATAGCCACAAGGTAGCCATCTTTTGTCGAACGCTTGCCGATCTCGGCTTTATCAGTGAATTTAATCATGCTGGTAGTGTATCCTCTTCTGGATCATCATCCAAATCACCCGCCTGTATAGCTTCCGCATAGTCAGCCGCCGCTTGCTCCAACCCAGGTGCTACACCAGCTTCAACCAGCTCATTAGTCACCTGCTCATACGCCAATACCTCTGGATAGATACCAGCGCTGACCAAATCAACGTAACGCTTGGTGATCTTTTCGCCAATCTCTTGAAGCGTCTTAGGCTCAGCCTGATACAGTGACCGCCAATTGTAATGAACCTCATCGGGTATACGGCCCAGCGCGGTCTTGACAATCATTTTGTCCAGTACCTTTAGAGCGGGCTGGATTTCGTTCTTCTGCATCGCCTTGATGCCGTCATAGTAGTCTTGCGTGTCGGACTTACCAGCATCCCCAAGGCCACCAGTCTGCACACCGAACAATCGAGAACGCGGAACCTTGGCATCACCTGAAGCCGCCATTTGGAAACGATCAATAATGTCTGGCAGGGTAGCGAAACCCATCTGTTTCTGCTGCCAATCCTCTTCCTCCATATCGAGGATAAGTGCGCCGTTTGTCCCTTTGGTATACATTGCCAATTGCAGCTTGGCTTGAAGCGCAGCCAATTCGTTAGGGTCAGTGACTTTCTGCATCAACCCCTGAATTTTCATCACATCAACCTTGGCCTCCATGGTCATATCAGCCACGTTAGCCATCACCGCGTCAAAGCCCTTTAGGCTATCCATAATCGGCGCAAGGATAGACTGCCCCATGCGGCCTGACATGGTGTTGTAGGATTTACGCTTACGGCCCACCAAATGCACAATGCGGCTAGGGTGGATCTGCAAAAGCTGAGTATCACCGCCTAACAGGTCATAATAGGACGGGCGATTATAGAACTCGCTCAGAGGGTCATATTCGTATGTGCCTTCACTGATCTGCCAGCGATCCACCTTAACCACAAATCGCAGCCCACGAGACCGATCAGGGTCAAGAGGCTCTGACGTATCTGTCCCGTCGTCGATAAAGATATACCCATCGCCAAACAGGCGCGCATCAATTAGCGCATCGTTCAAGGCATCCTTGACGTTGAATTGCGTCTCCACATCCTCGATAGCGGTGATCTGCTCCGCCTCAGCCTGCCATTCGCGCCACATCCTGGTAGCGTCACTGGCGGGCATATCTACCACGCGGGACACAAGCCCAGAACCGTTGTACGCAGCCAATAGCTGTTGATCTGTGTATTCCGTAGCCGTATAGCCCGCAGCCTGAAACTTGCTGCGTGTTGGCGTCATGCCGCCCGCTAGTGCCGTGAATGTGTCATTGATGAGGTGCGTCATGGTGGTGATTGTAAATGGGGTGTTGACACGCCGCAAATAGGCGGGTATGTGTGGTGCAGGATATATGGAGGATGTGGAATGGATAGCGGGAACTCAGAACGCATTAACGCTTGCAACCATAATGGCATTCGACCGTTGTGCCGTTGTTGTGGCGGCGGCAACAAACGAAAGGGCAAGTCCTGCACTAAGGCTGTCAGTCGCTACCAATCTAATAAGGCACGTAGGTCCAAACCTAAATCAAAGGACCACAGGAATTAACCCAACCCATCGCGGCATGTAATGAATGGAGGAATGAGAGAGATGTACACAGAAGAGGAAGTTAAATATTTGTGCTTGGAGTTAGCCGAGGATATCAAGGTGATTGAGGGCGATTTGGAAGTATCAGAGGATGGACTTTCAGCCACAATCCCGTACTATGCTCATGGCCGCATGAGTTCTCACCAAATTGACCTTGAAATGATGGCTAGAACAGCGCTTATTTTTGCTCGCACAAAAGGAACCCACCAATGACTAAAGCGCCGGACTTTGTGTATATTGGCCCCGCGATGGATATTGATGGAGAGCCGACGTGGGATAAGGATTGGGTCCAGATTGGAGACTGGGATATTTCCATTGACGGTCTGACATTTGCGGAACACGGCAAGCGCTTTGTTGACGCCGACCTACACGCCGCGCTTATGTTTGTCGAGCACGCCTTGTCATGTCCTGTTGCCCTAAGCCACCTCACAGCACCCGCTATGTTTTCGAACTCCATTCCGTTGCTGCATTTTACAGGCTTAGATGTGGCCCTTGATGCTGCCTTCTTCTGCGCCTCGGTCTGCGGCCTTCCGCTCCTCCCCTCGCCTCCGGTTGTCAAATTACATATGGTGTCTGCGTGAATTCTTATAAGCCCGCACTCAACATCAAAAGCATCATCCTCAGACAATCCACCATCAACTACTTCGACAGTAACGCCGTGCTTGGCGGCAACTCTACACCAATACTTGCTGCGGTAACTTTTCCGCCAAGCGCGATCACCCTTACCCTTGCCAACGTAGAAAACGCCCCCATACGTAGCGCGCCTATGCAAGTAAACATAGAAGCCCTCCGGCTTGACTTCACTCCACTTAGATGTCATATGTATCTTAGTCATAGCGATATATCTCCTGTCTCGCTGTGGTTAGGGCTAGGCCGCAGGCGCTCCAACGCCTCCCTAGCCCGTTTTATATGGTGATTAGTGTATCACATTTCAAGGCTATATGGCTCCCACCCATGATCTACCAGCTTGGACATCGGTGATCCCATCAAATGCAGCATCCAACTGGTCATCATGCTTGCCGTTGGGGAACGCGCTGGCCTCTGCAATAAACGCACTGAGCCAGTCTGCATTTATCGGCAGGAACACATTGCCAGTCTCAACCATAGGCGCTGCATCTAGTCCGCGAGTTACCTTATCAATGTTGCGCTTGATGCCTTTAACCGGGATGCCTTCACGGGATAGGGTCTGGATCAGCCCTGTCCCGCTTACCTTGTCCTCTACATTCATAGACCGCAGATAGCCCCTATCCTTACTTGATATGGCCTTGTGCTTCTTCCAGAAGGCGCGGGCCTGCACCAGCAGATCGGGCGCTTCCCATTTTCCTCTGATCTGGTCTAATAGGTATTTGCGGCCTTCACGATCTGCCCCCCAGCATTGAAACACGCTATAGTCGTTTTCCTCTTTGGTCTCTTGTGCGGTATCGGCATAGATCGTGCGATTGATTAGCTTGGGTAACACAACGGCACCAGATACTGGCGTATCGCTCCAATACTTCCACCATGCGTCCTTTAGGATACCGCCACCGATAGGTGCAGGGCGCTGCATATACTGCCCCGCGAAAACGTAAGAGTTGGCTTTCTCTTTCCGGCGCAGGGTGTCTAGCGTAAAGTTTGAGTTGTCAGGCCAGAAGCTTTCGCCGTTGGGCTTGATAGCCTCAATGCACAGGTGGTCCCACTCTTCGCCGTTACCGCCATCCAAAAGCCACCCGCTCAGATCCTCTTCGTGCAAGCGCTGCATGATAACGATGATAGGCGCGTTCTGGTTATTGAGGCGGCTTTCCATGGTGGCAGAGAACCAATCCAGCACGTTTCTGCGCATGGTGTCGGAATTAGCCTCTCCGGGCTTGTGCGGGTCATCGATAATTATTGCGCCGCCGAACGTGTCGCGCATCTTGCCCGCACCAAAGCCAGTGATAGAACCCTCGGCACCGGAGGCGTAAACCGTACCGCCTTGTACCGTCTTAAAGTTATCCTTGGCGTTGCTATCCGTTCTCAGGCTAGGTTCACCAAATACAGCCGCGTATGCCTCATGCTGCATCATGGCGCGGGTTTCGGCGGTGTTGGATGATGCGAGGGTCTTTGAATAACTGGAATGAATAAACTCGCTATCCGGCCAATTCCCCATACACCATGCCATAAACGTCTTTACCGCGAGTTCTGTTTTACCAGATCGCGGCGGGATGTTAATGATAAGACGTTTTGACTGCCCGGTTACGCATCGCTCTAGCGCATTGCACAGATCAACATGGAATTGCGCCTCCTTCATGTCGGACCCGCGACGGGCCTTAAACATGTATTTGGCGAACTCCAAGAAATCGGCCCGTAGAGTGGCTATCTGTTCCGGGGGTAGGGGTTGGGTCATATTTTGCAGAGTTGGCGCTCTAAGCGCCCTCTCCTTCGCTCTCAGGTGTATTCTGAGCGTGTTTTCTATTGAGCGCTTCCAGTACAGCGTCCCCAGAGTTGGCGGCTGGCGTCATGCTGCCATCGCTAGACGTGTTGTCGATGTGCTGTTGGGGCGATCCGAAGCCACGGTCTTGGCTGTCTTTGAGTAGCTTTAGAACGTCCGCCTTGATAGCGCCAAGTTTAGCCTCATCGCCCTCCGCCTGCTGCAACGTATTATACAACGCCTCCACCAAATCGGCCTGCACCATAGCGGCGAGTTCAGCGGCCTTGATTTCGGCCTTACGGTGTTCGCTAGACTTGCCTCCGGGGTTGCCAGACTGCCCCGGCTTAAACTTAGTTGGATGATCTGGAATTGTGTTAGCCATCAAAATACCTCAACCTGCATTCAGGTTTTACCCCCTAGTTGCATTATGGGTAGCATATTTAGTGGCTTATACGCAAATAACCCCGCCGGTTAGGGCGGGGCTTAGTGAGGCTAGTCAAACCGCTTCCATTCCGCATTTCTGCTTAGTTAGACCAAATTGCTTGGATCTACGTGTCAACATCATCTTTGCGCCTCTTTCAGTCTGCACGTCACCAAAATCAGAACACGATCCGCTTTCATATTCCGCTACCAACTTAAATGTGTAGCCGGTTTCCTGCGGGGTTTTAATGAACAAGCGAGTTATTTTGTTGGTAGCCATCTGTCTATCTCCTATCTGTTAAACCCACACTACGCCAAGCCGTATGGCGCGTCAACATAAAAACGACATACCTATCAAAAAAACCTAACGCTTGGCATTTCCAGCCGGATACTCAGCCACTAATCGCCCGTCCACCCTTAGCCCGCGCAACAGGTGTTTGTTATCCTCCACGAGCTGCTCGGGATCGGTGCCGGGTAGCGTTATGCAAAACTCCCGGCCTCGCTTGATGTATGTGCAGCACCATAGGGGTAGCGGGAAGGTCATAACAGGTCACGATCCGCGTCAGCTAGGCTTTGGAGGGCTTGGGCGCGGTCAAAGTGATCCTGACATGCTTTTCGTGCGGACTGCCAGCTACCCAGTAATGCAGCGATCTCTTGAGTTACGTAAAGCGCCCTCCAAGTCCCGTTGTGTGGGTGAATCCAATATGCCCCGGCGTCATGGGTGTTGTCCCCATAGCCGCTAGGGCGGATTGTCCATTTTAGTTTACTCATGCTTCCTCCTCTGCGATCAAGGCGCGGATGATAGCCAAAAGCCACGCGCGTGCCATGTACATAGAAACGCCGTCGTATGTCCTCACCTCCATTGGTCTCGCCACTGAAGCCTCGAAGCTATCATCTTCATAAGTTGTGATCTGAATATCCCACCCCGGCAACACAGCCTCATGAAGCGCCCTTGCCGCGCCCATAGCGCGTATATCATCTGGCTGCATAATCCAATGGATCAATTCTCCGAGCCTAAATCCTTTGTATTTCTCATCTCTATGCGCGAAAGCTGCTGAAACTAAGTCTCGCTTAGGGATGCATCCCGCCTCCACCTTCGCGGCCAGTTCGGTTAGTGCTTCAAGTTTTGTCATGTGTGTACCTCCTGCTGCCGTCTGGCAATATTTCCACTAGAGCGCCCGCCCCGAATTTGGCCATCAAGAACCAAAACAAATCGTCAAGGTCATCACGCCTAGCGCGCTTAAACCAACTATCCTTAACCGTCATATCCCTAAGTCTCATCATCCAACCTTTCCCATTGGCCGCAGTAGTGATCCTCATATACGCCAATCCATTCTGGCATTAAAGTGCAAACCTTATACCCGGACCATTTTTTTTCGTTAGTCGGGAAACTGAATAATTCGCCTTCACTCCTAAACCACTTACACGTCTCACACGCTCTCACCATCCATCCCTTCCCAAAGATCCAACATTTCGAAACCATACGGCTCACACATAAGCCACCCCTCCCCATCCCGCACGGTGGCCGATAGCAGCCCCTGCGCCACAGCCTCACGCACAGCGGCCATTAGATTAGCCGACGCGGTGTATCCTAATGTGTCAGCCAACCGCCTAGCGATAGGCCCGCGATCATGCCACTGTGCGCCGCCTTCGTCTGCTACGTGCTGGACCAGTTCCATGACGCTGCGTTCGTAGCGGAAAGATTCGATGAGGATCGGGCGGTGTTTGCTATCCAAGTAACACTCTTGTTGTGACAGGGTTAGAAGGCGCTGGTGTAACGCCTCCTCCATTGCTGGTGTGGGTTTGTCATAGCCATAGATATTGGCTATCATTTGATGACCTCCATGCGGATGCTGTCGAGGTCTGGCTCGCCGTCGATGGTGGTGAAGGTGATGCGGTGGGAAATCTTATGCGTACCAGCGTCCTCATAGAACGACCATCCTCCATTCGCATCGCATTCAAGTGTCACCGTCTCGCGCTTTGGTTCAGGCTTGATGCCCAATTCGTCGCGAACTCGTTGCGCAAGGTTACTATCAAATACCTCGTCAATATACTCGATAGCCTCCATGGTGGCGCTCGCCCCCTTCTCATCGTCGCTCATCTCGCCCCACGTCTTGGGGGCTTCGGATGCGCTGGTCACATCAGGCAAAGGATGATTGCCATCACCATATGGGCTGGTTAGTTCGGGGTCGCGGGTTTCATCGCCCCATTCTGCGATGAGGTCGAGATTTGGTTCCTTCATCCATCTTTTTCCATTTGGCTTCCACGAGGCAGTAAAGTAACCGCCCTTATCAGGATGTTCTGCCATAAAACCCCCGTCTAGCTCCTCTTCCATAGGCCCAACCTTCCGTCCATCACGCGTGCGGTAGTATTTTCCGGGTTCGATGGTGAGCACCTCACGCTTTACGCTTAGATCGTGATTAAGACCGCAGTCTGCAACCCGCCCGTCTTGGTGGTATAGAACCCCATTAATGACGAACGGACCAAAGCCGTATTCATCTACTGCGGTAGGATCGTCTCCATGCATCCGCACAACCTCATGCACGTCACCATTGTTCAACTCGTACTTCTTTCCAACTTCAATCTTCATACCTATGACCTCCTTCATGTGTCTGGTTTGGTGGTAGCATGTTGGTGCGGGTGTGTCAACACCTGATAGATGACTACTACGTAGCAGCAACGAAACTACATACCGTTATCGATAACGCCCTATATAAATATATATAATAATAATCTTAATAGTAAATAGTAAGTAGTTATCTCTTAGACCCTTCTATTATAGTGAAAAAGGGTCTTTAGGCTAGGTACTATTAGTGTATTTTTTCTCTCCCTCTCTCTCAGTCTCTTAAGGCTACTACGTACCTACTTGCACTATGAAGTAAAAAACCCGCCATTACAGCGGGTTGCTAGTAGTTCTTAATGTGATACGAACGAAAAAGCTTACTACGTACCACAACTTATCCGGTAAAATACCACCGTTCGGACACTTTCCCGTTGTTTTTTGCCTTGGTTGTCTCGCGTCTGGCCATCCCAGCCGCTTCCATCTTTTCGAGCGCCTTCACCACGTCCTCTGGCTTGTATCGGCGCAGGCGGTTCTTGATGACGCCGACCCTTTCCCCGTGGTCTTTGCTGATGTACTTGGTGATCTTGGCCATCAGGTTCTTATCTGTACCATGGGTTTCGTCGTTGGACATAACAAGCCGCAGCTTTTCGTCTACGTCCCGCTTGGTAATGGCGAACGCCCAACGCACATGTTCTAGTGTACGAACCCCAGACGGGGCAGCAAGGATTAGGCTGATCTTGGCGATCATCTCATAGCCACGCCGTACAACCGCTTCTAGTCCTGTGCGCTCCTTCTGCATCTCGGCATACTCAATGGTCCACTCTAGCGCCTTGTCTAGCGCCTGTGCGGCGTCTGGTGTGGTCTGCACTGGCACCCGATCCCCGAAATGCTCTACCCGGTCATTGGTAGCGTTGAAGTGACCGCCGTCAAAAAGACCGCGCAACGCCTGCCTCATGTTGTCATCCATGGGGCGCTTCTTAAATGGGCGTTTAGGCCATGGGTTGCTGTTATGCTCCCTGACTAGCAGGGCGCGCCCCAAGAAACCGCTTGTCGCCTGATCCTCATCAATGATGGTGTCGAATGTGCTAGGCGTAGTGAAGCCAATCAATGACAGGAACGGCTTGTCCAATCCCTGATCCAGCGTGTCTAGCTGTGCCTGTAACCTCTCCGCCTTTAGCGCCCTTGCGCCTGACGGGTCTTCATTGTTATCAACTGCCTTTAGGTGCTGTGCCAATTCCGATTGCATAGCCTTGCGCACATCCTCTTTGACGTCACCAGACAAGAGCGCCTTGCCGTCCGCCTTGGAATATAGGCTCATCAGCGTACCAATAAGGCCTTCAAGATATGCTGCGCTACCTTTCTTCTGAGCGTTTACAGCCTTGCCAAGTTCGATGCCAAGTTCGTCAATGATGTAGTAAGCCGCTTGGTGCCGGATTAGGTTGCGCATCACTTCTTGCTGTGACTTCTGGAACCCGTGAGCCGCTGCGCTGATGCCTGTCTCTACCATGATTTTTTGCATGGCTTGCAATACAGCCTCTTTTCCGCTGGAACTATCCGCCACACCAAAGGCAAACAAGTTAGCCGTGACGCCATCCAGATCGTCGGTGTACCTGAGACCGGCCACGTTACCAACTGCTACCAAAGCGGCAGCTGTTGCTAGGTGTTCACGCGGATAACGACATTGGTCATCAATCCAGCGCTTGACATCACCCACGAACCCCGGCGGACGCAGAAGGTCGACAGCGCTTGTGTCTAGCAGATCGCTTTCTGGGGATGCTGCGTCATCATCCATGGGGGCTGCGTCAAACGTCACAGCCCGACGCCATCCGCCAACCTCTGCATAATGGATGAGTGTCCCAATGGTAACGGGCATGGATGCCTTGCCGAATGAATGCCAGCGTTTTTCCAGATCCTCACTGCCGGGGTATTTAGAGCCGCGAGATGACCACGCATCCCACACGTCAAAGGCGGTCCCTTGACTTGCATCATGGCATGCCATGCCAACCCGCACCCATTGCTCATGGTCACAATCTGGATCAATGTGAGCCATCATATCCGCAAGGTCATCGTGCGTGACGTCCATCACAGCGCCGTTATATTCCGTCCGGTGATACTCAGGTTTGCGCAGCATATCGACTAGTGCGACAGGTGCGTCGTCAATATCGTCAGGGTTGCCTTCTAGGATTGTGTAGTGATTACCGCTTGCGTGCATAGACCCGGGACCGACAACAAAAGCGCCGGGGCCAGACTTAATGTCTATGCCATCGTATCCTTTCAGCTTGCCTGCGATTGCCACGCCTTCAGGCGCGCGAAAATAGAAATGACGTGACCCATGGCCTGATCCTGTGTCGACTATAAGACCAGCCTCTTCAATCTCCGGAACCTCCTTAATGAGCCTCGCGAGACTTTCAACGCCACCAGTACGGGCGTCAATGTCCACCACCATAAGGCCAGCACACAACACCGCATAGCCTGTGTCTAGCTGGCCTGTTTCTTCCATCAGTTCGATTTGCTCATCTGACCATAGCGGGGTTGACTTCCACCCGGATGAGCGGGGAACCTTGTATTGCTCCTTTTCCGTCAACTCCTCGCCTTCGTGGCCATGCTTGCCCAATAGCGGGAAAAACCGAATGTCCGCGTCTCTAAATGCCTTGTAATGCACTATGTAGCCTCCTTAGTAGTACGTAGGCTATTTAGCACGGCAAGAAAAGTTTGGCAAGTGGGTTGACAACCGAAGAAACAACAAATATACACATCAATGCAATCCAAGGAGGACAAGCATGAGTTTGCTACAAGGGGCGACGTCTCAATCGTCCAAAACATCTCTTATCGTTACTATCTGCGGTGACGCTGGCAGCGGCAAGACAAGCCTTGCGTCAACATTCCCGGATCCGTTTATCATTCGTACCAGCGGTGAGGCAGTGCCGCGCGACATTGAAAAGGCACCGGACGGGCTGGCCCCATTGGGGAGCAAAAAGACCCAAGATGGCCTTTGGGATGAAAACGAACTTTTTGACCAGTTGAAAGCGTTGCTGCAAGATGAGCATGAATATAAGACGCTAATTATTGACAGCGTGACAGGCCTTGAGGCGCTGTTTGTTGCGAATATAATTGACGCGCAACCATCACGTCAGAAAACTATGAACGCAGCCGGGAGCGGCTTTGGGAGCGCATGGGACACTGTAACAGGTAAGCATGGGCGAATTCGCAAGGCGGCTGAGTTGTTGCGTGATCGGCGCGGTATGAATGTTGTGTTTATTGCGCATGTTGAGGTTGATCGTGTTGACCCGCCGGACGGTGAGGCGTACAGCAAGTACAATCTGCAACTGCACAAGAAGACCGCTCCTGTTTACATCAACAATAGCGACATTGTGGGGTTCATCAAACAGGACACCACCGTTATGGAAGGCGGGAAGGCGGTTACTAGCGATGAGCGCTTGATGATTGTAGACATGACGCCTGCGAATGTGTCCAAGAACCGTTTGGGCATTTCCGGCCCTCTGAAAATCAAAAAGGGCGAAAACCCTTTTGCGGAATATATGTAACCTATAAGGAGAACTACTGAATGTCATTTTGGGATCTTAGCGACGGCAGCACCGCGCAATCGACAACTGAATACGAAGCACCGCAGGGTAATAGTGAGCCTATCCCTGATAACACAGACGTCATGGCCTACCCGGACGAAGCACGCTGGGATGACAAGGATGGCGCTGAGTTTATTAGTCTGCGTTGGCGTGTCGCAAAGCCGGAAGTGTTTAAGAACCGTGTAGTGTTCCAGAAGCTTTGGGTGCTTGGCAACAATCCGAACCAAAGAGACCCGGATAAGCGCAAAAAGCAAGGCGACAATGCAAAGCGGATGCTTGGCGCGATTGATGCTAACGCGGGCGGCGAATTGATGACCATTAACGGGCGTCCAAGCGATGAGGACTTGCAGCGCTGCCTTGTTAATAAGATGATGGTGACAAAGCTAAAAGTGTGGGAAATGAAATCCGACACCGGGGAAACAATGTCAGGTAACTGGATCTGTGCAGTATCTCCCAAGTCGAAAGGCGTTGATGAGAACGTAAAGCCTGCCACGCCTAAGCATCAGTCGAATGGGGGTTTCGGGGCTGGCGGTTCTGGAATTGACGATGATGAGATTCCATTCGCTCCTGTGACGTTGATCTAATGGCAACAAGGGCGGCTTTCGGGTCGCCCTTTTATTAAGGAGGACTAAGCATGACTACACCACAACAGCAGTCACCTGAATGGTTCAAGGCACGCAAAGGCCGCATCACTGGTAGCATGGTGGGCGCTATCTTGGATTGTGCGCCCTACATGACCAAAGAAGAAGCCTTGCGGTCTATGGTGCGATCATACCACGTGGCACCATCGGAATTTACGGGCAACATCGCAACGGAATGGGGCAATACTCATGAGGACGGTGCGCGATGGGAATACGAACTAGGAACGGGAAATCAAGTTGATCCTGCCTTTTTCGATACGAAAGAGGATTGGCTGGGAGCGTCACCTGATGGCTATATTGGCGATGATGGGCTTGTAGAGATCAAATGCCCGTTTGGCATCCGCAAGGATCCTGAGCCGAAATTCAAGACGATTGCAGATCAGCCACACTACTATGCGCAAATTCAGGTACAGCTATACGTGACGGATCGTAAGTGGTGCGACTTCTGGCAATGGACGCCGCACGGCACACGGCTGGAACGTGTCAAGATTGACCATGAATGGCTAAACGAGAACCTGCCTGTTCTGCGTCAATTCTATGCGTTCTATCTGTCCGAACTTGATAACCCGGATCACTTGGAGCCTTTGCGAAAAGAGATTAACACAGACGCGGTTAAAAAGATGCTGGATGAATATGACCAGCTAGGCGAGGCGATTGCTAATGCGCAAGAGCGGCAGAAAGAGGTGAAGGCGGCGATCATTGACGCGGCAGGCGGGTCTAATGCTCTTATGTGGGGCAGGAAGGTAACGAAGGTCGAGCGTAAAGGTAATGTGCAATATGCCAAAGTGCCGGAGTTGAAGGGGGTTGACCTTGAGCCGTATCGCGGTAAAGGTAGTGTTAGTTGGAAGATTACTTGAGGGGCAAGCAATGACCTACACCCTTAGACCATACCAAGCGCGGGCTGTGTCCCGCGTGATGGAACATATCCGCACAAGTATTGAACCGTGCATCATTGACGCCGCTACAGGCGCGGGTAAGTCCATGATGATCGCGGATATTGCACGGCAAGTGTATGACATGAGCGGCTGCAAGTCTGTTTTATGCCTTGCCCCACAGGCTGAACTTGTGGAGCAAAACCGCGAAAAGTACCTGATGACGGGAGAGCCTGCATCTATCTTTTCCGCATCGGCAGGCGGCAAGTCTTTGCGCCATCCTGTTGTGTTTGGCACGCCTAGCACGGTCAAGAATAGCATTAGTAGGTTTGGTAATAAGTTTGCGGCCATTATCATTGATGAATGCCACGGGATCACAAAAACGATCAAGGCAATCATTGAGTACATGCGCGAACTCAATCCAAACATTCGGGTGATCGGCTTTACCGCTACGCCATACAGATTGGGCGAGGGGTATATCTATCGCGTCGGGCCGGGTGATAAGCCCGTTCCTGATTTCGCATCGAAAGACCCATACTTTGCGAAGTGCGTTGATCGTATAACGGCGCATGAGTTGATCTCACAAGGGTACCTGACACCTCCCATGATCGGCGCGGGAGATGCGGAAAGCTATGACACAAGCAATCTTGACTTGCGCAAGCCTAGCACCATTGATGAGGCGTTTGTAGGGCACGGCAGGCTTACAAGCCAGATCGTTGCGGACGTTGTGGCTCAGTCTCGCAACCGCATGGGCGTCATGTTTTTCGCTGCTACAATCCAGCACGCGGATGAAATCATGGCTTCTTTGCCTCCGGGGTTAAGCGCTATTGTAACTGGCAAAACTTCTAAGGGTGATCGCCGATCAATCTTGGAGCAATTCAAGGCGCGCAAGATTAAGTACCTTGTAAATGTTAGCGTATTAACTACCGGGTTTGATGCTGCGCATGTAGATGTTATTGCCTTATTGCGCAGGACAGACAGCGTTGGCTTGATGCAGCAGATCATTGGACGTGGGTTGCGCCTGCACGACGATAAGAAAAACTGCCTAGTTCTGGATTACGCGGGGAATATTGAAGAGCACTGCCCGGACGGTGATTTGTTCAATCCAGAGATCAAAGCGCACAAGGGTAAGGGTGAGGGCGGCTCAATCCATTGTGAAAGCCCAATGTGTTGCGGCGAAAATGAGTTTGGCGCGAGGCAGAACCCGGAAGGATACAATGTCACGCCAGACGGTTACTTTGCGGATCTGACGGGGGCTAAGATTGAAACGGAGCATGGCCCATTGCCAGCACACTTTGGCAGAAGGTGCCTTAACCTTGTTCCGATTGGTGGCGGCAAATTGGAACAATGTCAATATCGATGGACAAGCAAGGAATGTCCCCACTGCGAAGAGCCAAATGACATTGCGGCGCGGTATTGCTTCAAGTGTAAGGGTGAGATTATTGATCCGAACGAAAAGCTTGCGCTAGAGTTTCGCGCCCTGAAACGCAACCCAAGAGAGCGACAGTGCGACGAGGTGACGGGATGGTCGGTTAAAGATACCGTGTCGCAGCGCGGCAATGAAATGAAGCGCTATGACGTTGTGACGCCGTACAGATCGTTTAGCGTATGGGTGATGCAGGAGCCTACTAATAACTTGGCAGCGTCTACTAAGGCGTTGTTTGATAGTTTGCAAGGCGGACAACCTGAGACCATAACGTACAAAAAGGATGATGCGGGTTTCTTTAAGGTATTCGCGTTTAATGAACCTAAGGATAAGGAGCCGAACGGATGAGGCCTGAACTACTAAGCGCGGCAAACATACCAAAGCCGCTGCATGGACTTAACCCCAGAACCATTATGGGAAAGGATGCATGGGACCAAAAGCGACAAGAGGTCTATGCAGAGAGTGACTATTGCTGCGCGGCTTGTGGCGTTCATAAGTCAGAGGCCAAGCTACATCAGTGGTTGGAGGCGCATGAAATATTCGAGATAAACTACAATAAAGGCGCAGCAGAGCTAAAGGAAATCGTAGCGCTGTGTCACTTTTGCCATGCTTTTATTCATTCGGGGCTTCTTCGCATTCGTGCGCGAAAGAAGGAGGTGACAGCGCAACATGTGCGAAATGTCATGCAACACGGATGCGAACTTTTGCGAAACTGCGGATCGGACATGTTTGCTGGAACGGCAGAGCTATGCGACCTTGTGTCAGTTGATAGGCATGGCATATCTATCATGCCGCATCCGAAAAGAATGGCTGATTGGGGCAAGTGGGTAATGATATGGGATGGCAAGGAATACAAGGGTAAATTTAAATCAATGAGCCAATGGAGGCGTCACTATGCACGAAAGTAACCAATGAAATTCCCCCCAAACATTCCAGTCTACGGCGACCAGACGTATCGCGGCCCATGCCCTACTGAGACAGCAGAACAGAGCACGTTTTTCAACCAACTGCCCCCAGATCTAAAGAGGATCGCCCTACACATCCGAAGTGAGGGCAAGCGAAGCCATGCGCAGCACAACAAGATGAAAGCGGAGGGCGGATTTGTGTCTGGCGCGTCTGACGTGATTATTCCGAGCCGTGTGACGTTTGTGTGCGAGATGAAACGTGCGGACCACACAAAGAGTAAATGGCAACCGGGGCAGATTGATTATCTTAATGCCGCACAGGACGCAGGCGCTTGGGTATGTGTTGCGTTGGGTTGGGAGGCCGCTATGGAGGCAGTGCGGGAATGGCGCAGACTGGCCCTGTAGTAGCGTTCTTTGGCGAGTGTACGCCGCAAAGCCTTGAAGAGTGCAAGGATTGGGTGCGCAGTAACGGCTGGACCAATCAGGACGTGCGCATCAAGAAAACAGAAGAAGATGACGGGTATTTAGTGCTTGCCAAGCGGCGCTTGTTTGATATAGGTTAGGGCAGCACATAGGAGGTAATATGGAACGCAACTTCAAAAGAGTTTACCAAGGGGTTGACGTGTGGACGGCAACCCAAGAGCGCATGAAGTTTATCTTTGATAACTTTGAGCGTGTTTATGTATCGTTCTCAGGCGGAAAGGATAGTGGCGTGCTGCTAAACCTTGCCATTGATTACGTTCGGGAAAACTGTCCAGATCGTAAGATTGGCGTGCAAATCATGGATAACGAGGCTAACTACAAGTTATCTACTGAGTTCATGCTTGATATTTTGGACAAGAATAGAGACATTCTTGATGTTTACTGGTGTTGCCTTCCGATCACGCTCCCCTGCACTGTGAGTGTGTTCCATAGTGACTGGCAGTGTTGGGGGAATGAGGATCGACACAGATGATCCAAGATCGTCCAGACCGTGATTACGTTGTAACTTGGGAAAACCGACTAGAAAAGGGTTTTGATTGGTTCCATGAGAACTCTATCTATGATGAGTTTTGGGACGGGTTTGCTGAGTGGTACTCTCAAGGCAAGAGGACCGCTAACCTGATCGGCATTCGCACACAAGAAAGCCTTAATCGTTTCCGCGCAATTATGAATGAGCGCAAAGAGACCTATGGCGGCAAGATGTGGACAAAGAAAAACACGGATCATGTGTTTAACTGCTATCCGATTTTCGACTGGAAAACAGACGACATCTGGACCGCCAATGAGGTTAACGATTGGTCATATAATACCCTGTATGATATGTTCTATCGCGCTGGCGTGCCAGTCAACTCTATGCGTGTTGCGTCACCATTTATGAGTGAGGCGAAAACTAGCCTTAACATGTATCGCATCATCGACGCGCCCATTTGGGCAAGGCTTGTTGCGCGTGTAAATGGAGCAAATTTTGTAGCGACGTACGGCAAGCAGCTTGACTATAAGTCGGTTAAGCTGCCAGAGGGTCACACATGGAAAAGCTTTGTTAAGTTTTTACTTAACACGCTGCCAGATGAGACGGCGGAAAATTTTAAGCAGCGGTTTGCGCAGGGGTTGCGATACTGGTCGCGCGTAGGCCGTGGACTTTACCCGGAAACGATTGCAGAGCTTAGGGAGAACGGGGTTAAGTTTACGCTAAATGGAAAGACAGCGCATGGCAGCAAAAGCCTAGATCGGGTACGCATCTCCCCTCCGATCCCGGATCACGTAGACTTTTTGTCCAAGCACAACTCATCTGTTCACTCTTGGAAAAGGTTCGCAATTACCATTCTAAAGAATGACCATACTTGCAAGTACCTTGGTCTTGCACCAACTAAGGAACAGTCTGCACGCCAACGGCAGATTATGAAAAAGTATTCTGGGATTGATAAGGTTTTTGGGTCATGAAAATCACACCGATGCACATAAAGGCACTAAAGTATGTAGAAAGCGGGGAATACCGCATGATTGGAGAACGAAAGGCGCATTTTAGGCAATTGGTACATCAATTGAGAGATTCTGGGTACCTAACCGTAAAGTTTTGCGGAAATTGCTCAAAACTTGTATTGACGTACAAAGCCACGTGCTTTATGGCTAGTCTAAGATAACTAAACACCGTAGGAGGTAAGAATATGAAAGTCGTAACAGCCCTTGGAAGCCAGTTTGTGCGTAGTCCCAATGATGCGTTCACGTCGTTTCGCTTGCTAACTGAAAAAGATGGTATGGGGTTCACTGTGTGCAAAACCGTGATCCCCAAAGGGGGGCCGTGGAATTGGCACTATAAAAATCATCAGGAGGCGTGCTATTGTATTCAAGGTCATGGCGTGATTAAAAACCTTGAAACTGGCGATGAATACCAAGTAGGCCCGGATGCCATGTACGTCTTGGATAGCCACGAAAACCACACTTTTGAGGCGTTCACTGATGTAATACTTATTTCAGTATTCAATCCGCCCCTGACGGGGAATGAGTGCCATAAGGAGGACGGAAGCTATGAGTGATTATGTAAGCCCAGTCTACAACGTGTTGCGCGTACCTATCGAAAAGGTAACTAGCAATGACTACAACCCAAATGCTGTAGCGCCACCTGAAATGGAGCTTCTGGAAACTTCGATTTGGGAAGATGGGTACACAATGCCCATCGTAACCTACCGTGACGAAGAGAATGACCGCTATATCATCGTTGACGGCTTCCACCGCTATTCGACTATGCGGCGATCACAGCGCATCTATGACCGCGAGAATGGCCACCTACCTATTGTTGTGATTGACAAGGCTCTTGGGGATCGGATGGCTTCCACCATTCGACACAACCGGGCGCGCGGCTCTCACAATATCGAGCTTATGAGCAGTATCGTGTCTGAGCTTGTCGAGATGGGGAAGGGGGACCACTGGATTTGTAAGCATATTGGCATGTCGCCAGATGAGCTTTTGCGCATGAAGCAGATCACCGGGCTTTCTAGCCTGTTTGCTAACAAGAGCTTTAGTGAGGCGTGGGAGGCTGAGCTTGATTAGGTTTAAGCGCGTCTGGCACCCAGTGGAGGATTGGGAGGAAATCCAGTACAACATGTGGGGCGCGGTCGATGATCGCGCCCTATACCTGCAAAATGCCATAGAGTTTACAGGGAATTGGGATTTGTATGGCGACCATATGGATCTGGTTGTGCAGGAGTGGCCGATTAGTTGTGAAAACGCACTTACTGACTACAGCTTGAACCGTAAAGCGTGGGTAGGACATGCGGCTTGCGCGTTGTATATGAACTGCCCAGAGGACATCACTAGAAAAGCGTGGGGTTACTTGACTGATGAGCAACGGAAGATGGCAAATAGACGAGCAGCTATTGCAATTAGGACGTGGGAGGAGAACTACGCAGCGCGTCAAGGAATACGTCTCGATGTGGGAGGACAGATGTTATTCTAGCGGCATCCCTGATGAGGTGCCGGACTTACTGGCAAAAACAAATCGTGCGCCGAGTTGGAAAAAGATTGCTATTTGCTTGCTGAAAAATGACATGAAATTGAGAGGTTTGGGGTTTACAGAGGCAAGTTATAACGCTAGTCTTGTGAAAGGAATTGAGGCTATGTCAGCCGACGACCCACAAGGAGACCTATTCGCATGAAAGCAACTCTAACACTTGACCTAACCGCGACATTGACAGGTCGATCAGTACGCAATGACTACGGAGTGCCGGGTTCGCCTGTTTGGTATGATGTGGAAGATATTGAGATTGAAACTGTACATCTATTCAATTGCGAATGGACGCAAGATGAGCTAGAGGATGAGTTTGGCAATTTGGCGGAATGGATCAAGGATGCCGTAGATATGGAGGAGTTTGAGGATGAGATCTAACATTTGGTCGATCACGGTTGCGCCTGGTGATCGCAACATCACGGTCAATATCACAACTGATGAAGGTGATGATATGGGCGTAATGATGCACGGTTCTCCATTAGTGATGCAGGGTATTGTGAGTGCGCTTGTTGCTGGTCTGTGCGTCGGTGAAATGAACGGTGATAATGATTATGAAGAAGTAGAAAAGGAGGTTATGCAATGAGTAATGAATGGGGGCCGTGGATTGGCTGGAATGGTGGTGAGTGTCCGGTTGATAGGGATGCGGTTGTTGAGGTTCAGTACACAGAAAGGGAAGCTAACAAGGCTGGTAAGTTTATTTGGAGTAAGTCGGGCTATAACGCTGACATCATCGCCTACCGCGTAAAGAAAGAGCCTGTTGTTGAGGTTAAGCGTGAGACTGCTCGTGTTGAGTTGTATGGTTCAATTCCGAAAGAGATTGTTAACAACGCATTCTATCACGGCTTGCTTGTTACCCGCGACCTAGAATGCACCTACACAGACGGCAAACTAACCAAGATCCACTGGGAGGCGGAATGATGATTAGCCAAGACGATATTGCCGCAATGGCACCCGACACGCGCCACCTAGACCTAGACCGAAAAGGCTGGCGCGAACACTTGGATAAGATCGTGCGACTTGGCGACACTGGAACTCGCATCGTGTACTGGACCGGAGAAACAGACGTAGACCCACGAGGAAAGCGCAAGGAGGTGTTTGAGGTGATGCGGGGATACAGTGGTGCGGGCAAGGTGCATCTGTATCAGGATCGTGTTGATGCTGGGGGTTATGCTTATGGGGCTGAGGTGCGCTAACCAGCACCTAACTTGAACAACAAACACCGGACGTGCTATATGTTGCGTCCGGTTTCTATAAGGAGGACACCACGGGATGAAATGGTTTAGGAAATACGTTCCGCAAAAAATTAGATTTCTGTTAGGCTTGCCACTACTCATTGTTCTTGCATTTATTCTATTTGCCGGAACCATGTTTAGGTTCTTTATGGCAATTAGTGACATGCTTTGCGACGGGTACAATGGGGTAAGGTTAAAACGATGTATTGAGGACTACGTTATCGATAGGATGCTAAAATGAAACTCCCATACACACTAAAGCACCCGAAAGCCAAGCCGCCTGTATTCGCATCGGATCAGGCCGCTTGCTTTGACCTGACCGCTTGCACCAGAGAACCCTCTGGGCAGCGTGCTATGATCTATGACACTGGGATCGTTTGGGGTATTCCAGATGGATACCACTTGAAGGTGTATAGTCGTAGTGGTCAAGGCTTCAAGTACGATATGCGGTTGTGCAACAGCACAGGTATCATTGATGCGGACTACCTAGGAACTATCAAAGTCAAGCTTGTCTATGATGGGCCTGTATCGTATCGACCTGATTGGCCTATTGTCGGTGATCGGATTGCGCAGGCAATGCTGGTTAAGAACGTCAAGACAGAACTAATCGAAGTAGAAGAAATCACAAAGGAAACAGCGCGTGGAGAAAACGGATTTGGCAGTACAGGTAAGTAACATGAATGACTATCAGCGGTTCATAGCTGTGAGCCGTTATGCGCGATGGCTGCCGGAAGAAAACCGGCGTGAAACTTGGACGGAAACGGTTGATCGGTATGTGGAGAATATTATTGACAGCACCATCAAGCCGGGAAGAACTACTGTAAATAGTAAGCTAAAAGACGCAATCACCAACCTAGAAGTTATGCCGTCCATGCGTGCTCTCATGACGGCTGGACCAGCTGCTGATCGCGACAACACTTGTATTTACAATTGTTCTTATCTGCCTGTTGACGATCCACGTTCGTTTGATGAGGCTGTGTTCATTTTGCTTTGCGGAACCGGCGTTGGGTTCAGCGTTGAGCGTCAGTATGTAAATAAGCTGCCAGAAGTGCCTGAGTTGAAGTCTGTGAATGGTGTAATTCATGTTGACGATAGCAAAGAGGGGTGGGCTACTGCATACCGCACGCTTATCCAAGATCTATTTGATGGGTACATCCCCACATGGGACGTTTCCGCAGTGCGTCCGGCTGGAGCAAAGCTAAACACGTTTGGAGGTCGTGCGTCTGGGCCTGATCCACTTGTTGATCTATTCAATTTTACCATTGACGTATTCAAGAAGGCGCAGGGCCGCAAGCTTACATCAATTGAGTGTCACGACCTGATGTGCAAGATTGGCGAGATTGTTGTTGTTGGTGGTGTACGTCGTTCTGCTATGATTAGCCTAAGCAATCTAAGCGATGATCGCATGCGTCATGCCAAGTCTGGCCAATGGTGGGCTACAGATCCGCAACGGGCGTTAGCCAACAATTCTGTGGCGTTCACTGACAAGCCTGATGCGGAAAGCTTTATGCGTGAATGGCTGGCTTTGATGGAAAGCAAGAGCGGCGAGCGCGGTATCTTCAATCGTCAAGCTTCAGTTAAGCAGGCCGCAAGGAATGGTAGGCGTGATGACGATTGGGATTTTGGTACCAATCCTTGTTCTGAAATCATCCTGCGCCCTTATCAATTTTGCAATTTGACAGAAGTAGTGTGCCGCGCGGACGATACGCTTGATGACCTAAAACGCAAGGTAAAACTGGCAACCATTCTCGGCACCATTCAAAGCACCTATACGTATTTCCCGTATCTGCGCGATGTGTGGCGCGAGAACACCGAGGCAGAGCGGCTTCTTGGTGTTTCTCTAACGGGGATTATGGATTGTGATTTGCTAAATCAAAAAGTGTACGAGCTGTCTGATATCCTTTACGATCTCCGCCAGGCCGCAATCGACACCAACAAGGAATGGGCAGATCGCCTTGGTATCCCTGCCAGCGCCGCTATCACTTGCGTAAAACCAAGCGGCACGGTGTCGCAGCTAACAGACACGGCAAGCGGTATCCACGCGCGTCATAGTGAATACTACATCCGCACAGTCCGTGGAGACAACAAAGACCCGTTGACGGAATTCATGAAGGCTCAGGGCATTCCCAATGAGCCTGACGTAATGAAGCATGACACCACAACTGTTTTCAGCTTCCCTGTTAAGTCGCCAGAAGGTGCCATTACACGAAACGATATGACGGCGCTAGAACAGCTAGAGTTTTGGCTAACGTATCAGCGCCACTGGTGTGAGCATAAGCCATCTGTGACTGTATCTGTTCGTGATGATGAATGGCTTGAAGTTGGCGCGTGGGTGTACAAGCACTTTGATGAGGTTAGCGGTATTAGCTTCTTGCCGCATAGTGACCACACATATCAACAGGCACCGTATCAGGACTGCACGCAGGAAGAGTACCAGGCTATGCTTGCACAAATGCCTAGTGCGATTGACTGGACTGGGCTTGCAGAATATGAGCGTGAGGATACCACAAAGGGAAGCCAAACAATGGCCTGCGTTAGTGGTGTTTGCGAGATTGTTGACCTGACCTAAAACTAACAGCTTGACGCGACTAGGCGTCCCGTTGTAATGATGGGGCGTCTTTTATTTTTGGAGGGAAGAACTATGTTGAAGTTTATGGGAGCAACAGCCTTGTGGTTTCCGCTTTCTATGTACAAAGCATTTGCGGTTATGAAGTTGTTTAACTGGCACGCAGTTCCATCATTTGGTATCGCGCAACTTGACTTTCTATACGCTTGGGGCGTTTCGACAATGGTTGCATTGCTGGTTATGCACAAGCCGCACAAAGATGATGATAGTGACATTATTGAATCCGCTGTATTCTCTATCGTTGCTACAACAATGTACCTCGCTATGGGTTACACGATCACACTATTTCAATGATTGGAGAAAAGAAAAATGACACCACAACTAAGCGCAGACCATGTGATCCGTTTTGGGCCTTTCAGCATTTCCGGCATTCTGTCGGACTGATCTAACAACCCCCATTTCCCAACCGCCCCATTGCAGGAGAACGCACATGACTGACCTGAGAAATAATATCGGCTACACGATAGCAGAATACACCACTGGCGGCGATCAATACGCAGCCGCCGACGCCATCCTTGAACTGCTCAAGGGCGCGGTGCCACCAGATGCCGTGGAGGCTCTGTCAAACTACCAGCAAGCAGACATGGACGGCATCATAGTTACTGTGTCGCGGCAGGCTATTGAGGAATGCCTACCAGTTTTGCGCATCCTCGCAGCGTTGGGGGTGAAGTGATGGACGGATATACCCTATTCAAGGACGAAAACGGCCCGTTTTGGTGGAAAGACTGCATGACGCCAAGGTGCGGAAATCAAGTCTGCACTTGGTTGTCTAACAGCTATTGCCATCCATGCACTCTGCGGCGCGCGGCCAAATCAGTGAAAGAGCGCAATCAAGCATGGAATGTGAAGGAACCCACCCAATGACCCCACCAACCACAGACACGATCCGGGAGGCAGTTGATTTCTCACACATGTCAAGCGGTGACATGCGGGGGCTGCTGTACAAGCAGGCTGACGAAACCACTGCGATGCGCGCCGAACGCGACGCAGCTCTTCTCCGCGAAAAGTCCCTCAAGGACAACACGGAAGAACTGCGCCAGCTGCGCCGGGAGTTCAATGCGGTGAAAGCTGAGCGCGACGCCCTGCGCGACCAACTCGCAGCGGCCCGGAATGAGACGCTGGAGGAAGCTGCGCGCGTGGTGGACATCGAGTATGAAATGCACAAGGATTATCGGAACGCAAGCCTACTGTGCAACAACGACGACGCCGCACAAGATAGGCTGGCTCGCATGACAACTTGTTCCGTACTTTCTGCGGACATCGACGCCCTCAAGTCCACCACCCCTGCCCCGCGCCACTCTGACGACGCAGCCGTTGATCGGTTCGCAGAAGCTATGAAGGCGAAACTAGCGACCAAGCGCGCAGATGGGCGTGGCGGCTGGGACAACAAGAAAGTGTGTAGCCAAGCGCTCCTTTCAGACTTGCTGCGCGGACACGTTGACAAGGGCGATCCCGTTGATGTCGCAAACTTCTCTATGATGCTTCATCAGCGCGGGGAAGCGATCATGTCTGCCACACGCGAAGACTGCCCAGAGTGTAAGGGTAGTGGAATGCGCGACAGCGGCGGCGTCCAGCCTTGGGGCGAACCTATTGATGTGCCTTGCGACTGTGAGAATACACCGCGCGAAGTAACCGTGCAGGAGGCGGCGCGGGTGCTGCACGGAGCATGGCTGGAAGGACGTTTCGAAAGCTCAGCTGATGAAGCTCTACAGGACATGATAGACAGCGGAGTGAACTTCGATTGTCACGATGCAATGGAGAACTGGTTCCGCGCAGCACTGGAGGAAACAAAATGACAGACGAAACAGAACTAAATCAAGCACGCCAAGACGCCGCTAATGCAGCGGCACATGCGAAGGCTATGGCGTGGTTTGTGCGCTATTCATTTGAAAAAGGATACCGTTCTGCCAAGCCAGACACACAGCCGAATGAATGGCGTGATGCATGGCGCGCGTCTGAGGAACGGCAGAAGTTGAAAGAAATGGGATATATCGAGGAGGGAGATACGTATCGATGAAAGCAGAATATGTGGATCACATGGGCGATGACCTTAGCGTGGTGAATGCTGCGAGGGTTTCGTTTGATAAGGTAAGTGAGTGGGTATTTGATTATGACCAAGTGCCATGTGGCGTTGAACGCTTATCCAATGCCGACGCCCGCCTAATCAACTACCTCGCCCGCAACAACCACTGGAGCCCATTTGCGCATACGTCTATCAGTCTGCGCATGTCAGCACCGGTTCCGATCAGAACCCAATGCTTTAAGCACAAGCAAGGCTTTGTGGAGAATGAGGAGAGCCGCCGTTACATCAGTTCGCGACCGGATGTGTTTGCGCCTGATGTGTTTCGGTCTGCACCTGTCGGTAACGTGAAACAGGGTAGCGGAGAAACGCACTACGATAGCGACGATTGGATTGACGTGTACAAGGAAATGACACAAGAGGCGGTAGGAACCTACATGCAAATGATCCAAGACGGTGTTTGCCCAGAGCAAGCACGTTTCATCCTGCCGCAAGGATGCATCGTCAATTGGATCTGGACTGGCAACCTTGCAAGCTATGCGCGGTTCTACAAAGAGCGCACATACGACAAGGCGCAGAAAGAAACGCAAGACTTGGCCCGCATGGTTGCGGATATTATCAAACCGCTGTATCCGGTTAGCTGGGCAGCGTTAGTGGAGGAAAGCGCATGACACCACAACAGTTAATGGACCTGCCCTATGCGGGTATGGCGGAAAAGAAGTTGCGCCAAACTAGACAATGGGTTTTGACGCCACATGAGAAGCTAGATATTTTGATTGGGCGCGTTGTAGATGCTGCCGATGATATCAGTGATGCTGCGTACAATATTGAGAAAACATGGAGTGAAATTGAATGAAACTCACCATTGAACAACCCCAACTCGCCAACCTAATCAACAGCCCTACCAGCGTTGTTGAGGCAAAAAACACAATCCCGATCCTTGGCCATATCAAGCTGACTGCAAACGCGGACAACACTGTATCGGCAATGGCAACTGACCTTGACATCG